GGAGATAGAGAAGTGTGAAGGGCAATGGTGGGATGCGGTGACAGACAGAGCAAGAGAAGAATTGGAAAAAGAGGGAAATCCACTTTCTAAAATGGTACTGATTGGTGTTTCTTCAGTAGATAGATTATTGGATTGCTATGTGTATTATGGATTATGGGCATCCGAAAGTAAGATTGAAGAAATGATAGCTGACTACAAAGGTCGTATATATGAGTATTACGAATTTAAGGAAGAGGTCATTAATAAGATAAATGAGACCCTTAGAAAATCATATATTCAATCTTGGAAAGAACGGATAATACGATCTGGGATGAGACAGAAAGGGAAAGACGTGTTTGAATCACCGGATGGATTGTATATTGAGATGGTATATGAGAACAAAGCGTTTGTACCATATAGACCTATAAAAGAAATCCAGGATTTACCTATAGATGCAAAGCACATACCGCTTCTTACAAGGATATTTGGAAAGAACATACTTGCGGAGATAGGAGGAGGTAAGATATTTATAACTACTGGAAAATATGCTGTGAATTTTTGGTGCTGGGAAAAGTAAACATAATGTAAAAAGAAGATTAAAATAATAGCTTATGACATTTCGAGAATTTATGCAGGAGAACGGCTATGACCTGATAACTACCTTTTGGGAAGATTTCAGCATAGCCGACAAGTATGGTATAGCAGGTGTCAAAGATACCTACAAACGTGCATTCAGTGAATGGAAAGGTAATTATAAGTTTTTCACGGAATTAACGCTCGTATTGAATCATAAAATCTGGCAACATTATAAAAGCAATCGCAAACTGGCTGCATTGTATGACCGGTTATGGCGAGAAGCCGACGAGTATGCCATGAACAATTTTAAGGGAGAAGAACTTGATTATTATTACAGAATAACCGATTAGCTATGTTATACCCGTTTTCATTGACGCTTGACTTATATATACAAGCCGAATCGTTTGAAGAAGCCAAGAAATTAGCGGAGCATACGTTCAAGATGCTTCGTTAGATACGACTGACTATCCGGAAATAGTGCAGGATGTGTTGGAAGTGGCAGAGTATGGAATAATTGATATAGAATAACAAATTAATATTATGACAGCAGCAGAAAAATTGCGTATGGAAATAGCGCAAGAAATACCATTTAGTAAGGACGAATTTATTAGTAAAATCTCTCGTCTAATTAAGGCGTATGGATATGCAAGTTTTATTTGCGACAAGCATATTAGAGAAACCGATGTATCGCCTAACGATAACACGATCCGTATGGCACATGAACAAGTGGCAATTGATTTTGCTCGTTCTGAGGGTTTCTCGGTATCATATAAACATAACAGTTATGGTGTTAGATATATAGTATTCACTTTGTGTAAAATATAAAGACATGGAAGACAGACTTATTACAACAAAAGAAGTAGGGAATTATCGTATAAAAATATACTATAATACTGACATGGAATGTCCTTGTAAAAGTTGGGATATGGCAGCATGTTTCTTATGGGAATATAGCGATTCATACCAACTGCAAGATGTGTGCGATTGGAGAGAAGTATTTGGTAAATACGGAGATAGTCGACACTCGCTTATAGATGCACTACATAAACTTATTAGTAAATATGTTGAATGGAAAGACTTGCTGAATTATTTTAAGAAAGGCAAGATTGACGGTTATCAACTGAGATATGATAACCATGATAAAATGTGGTATTATAAAGAAATTTTTAGCATTTCTCCATCAGATCTTTACACGTATGATTATACGTATGAATTTATAGAAGACTTAGGATGTGAAGAATTGATTCAGATTCTTTCAGACTTAGGCAAAGATATATTTGTCAAAGAATGGTCCACAACAGGATACAGTCAAGGGGATTATGTTAAAGGTATAGCTTTCTGTACAAAGGAGAGGTACACAAAAATGGTTAGTAATAATACTTCCGATTGGAAAACCCAAATTGACAAATTGATTGATGATGAAGTGAAATCCATAGGTATGTGGATGTGGGGAGATGTAAAAGGGTACGTTCTTGAAAAGAAGGTAGCATTTACCAAGAAATACAAAGACGAATCAAGAGAGGATGAAGATTGCGAAGAATGGGAAGAGGTTGATTCTTGCTGGGGATGTTACGAGGAGACAGATGAATTGATAAAGGAAGTCATGATAGAGAATGGCTTAGAAGAATAGGTTGTAATGGCTGATAGTGACGGACGCCGCAGGAGACAGGTGGGTAAAGCGCGAAGAGTTCCGGTTCAGAGGAGACGCGGCCTGCTCTGCGTGGCGTAATGCTACAGTAGATGAAATTGTTGAACATTTTAAAAACAGATAATTATGGGATATATATATGTACAAGATGTGGTGGAACAAATGTTGTCTGTGAAGCCATAGTAAATCCGAATACTGGAAAAATAATAGATTATCTTGATGAATCTTTCATGCATGCTATTTGCTCGAATTGTGAAAACGAGGTGATAATATCCAACATTGAAGGAGTCAAACATGAAATTGATTTAAGGTTTCATGAATTTGTAGAAAAAACAGGTAAGGAGCCCAAATACGAAGAAAAAGAAGATGATTATTTTCCATTCTCATCTGCAAGTATAGTAGCATACGAGTACAAACTACTCTATCATGAGAAATTCTTCGAACATCTTCATATGAAGAGGCTGGTTATTGACGAAAATATCCCTTTTCCAGTAAGTACATGGGAGCGCTCATATCGGTATAAAGGATATGGTTACAATATGTGCCGGGAGACAAAGAAAAAACTTCTACAGGCTATTAAAGGTGTAAACGTAGAGGAGGAAGATGTATCTTTGTACACTACTGGAGGATGGGATTAACCTATAAAACAAAATTGCTTATGAAAACATTAGAACAACTTAAAGAATTAGCATCAAAATGTTTAGACGGTAGAGATTTTAACAGACTGGCTAAATTTATCCCATATAACATGATAAAGGATTTCGGTATGGAGCCGAACGAAGAATACAATAACGAAGAAAGGTGGAACAGTACTGTAGTTGAATTTACCAGGGAGAATGTTTTGAAACAGCTTGAAGAAGATGTAAGATTCGGTTTTGAAAAGGCATTAAATCAGAGAGGGATATCAGCCAGTTTAATGTTTGAATGTGTGATGATGTGGAACTACATCCTGGAAGAAGGTCTTGAAGACTGGGATGAGGATGATTATGGATTTTACGGGCTACCTCTATTTAAAGCTACGGCTGTAAAATACGGATGGGATAATCCTATAGGGGAAGACAGCGGGAGAGAAAGAAAATATGATTCACAGTATTAAATAGGCATATCATGAGCACAAGTAAAGAATACAAGGCAGTAAGGAACTACATACTAAATGAACTTCATCTTACCAAAGAAGATATAATCAAAAACATAGAACCGTTATTGGAGAAACACGTAAAACGGTACATGGTTAATACATATGGAGGTGACAATCAGATAGAAAACTGGATCAGATGCATGGTGAATGATGAACTCAAACAAAGAGATCATGATTTTGTAAGAAGAGCGTGCGAGAATGTCATCAGGAATCATGTATTAAATGAATTGAATATAATCGTAAGATCCAAAAGTGAGAAATGTACATGTGAAAACAGAGTACCATCCGAAGAGGATAAGAAAGAGTCAACTGACGGACTGTATATAATCTACGAAGACGGACATGCAGAGCCGTTTACCGGCGATAACTCCAAAGATTGTGTACGATACATCGGGTTGAAGCACAGATACATGTCATTTGCAATCTCACTGACGGAGCATGATATCGTACAATTGCTTGACGATGATAGCCGTGAAGAATCCGGAAGTGGGACATATTACGAACGTGAATGTGATGCGCTGTTTGACATTGACGGACGCGGCAATACGGAACGCCTTGTAGCCAGAAATCCAAAATTGAGAAATCTGCTGGAAGATGGCGAGTATATACCATCTCTTGGTCAATTAAATTTAATGGCCCATTATATGAACGAACTAAACAAAGCATTCGCTTATGTTTCGGCATCTCCCCTCTCCTCGACGTGGTATTGGTCCAGTACTGAGAGCAGCCAGGCCGTCGCGTGGTACGTGGTCTTCTCCAGTGGCCTCACGGGCACCGGCAACAAGCACATCGGAGACATGGTTCGGGCGGTAATTGATTTTTAAAAAGGATTACAATGATAACATCGGTAAAAATAAAAGACAATACAAAAACTCCATTTGAATATGCTTCGGACATAGAAGCGTTTGAAAATAGTAGAGAATTTATTTTCAAGCCAGGAGTGAATGTAATTATAGGTAAAAACGGTAGTGGAAAATCAACTTTGCTTAACATCATATCAATGTATGCGTTATGCGAGAAGTCCATGTGCTCTGAAATGCCGGCTGAGGCGCTGGATTTTCCACCTATATTTGATGATGATGACAAGGTTCTTGATGGGATTGACATATCATCCGATTATGCAGGGAAAGTATTCCGTTTATTGCCATCGGCGGAGATGAATCGAGATAGTGTATTGAAAAACATCAGCAACTTAGATTTGTATGTGAATAATATTAGAAGATCTTATGGAGAGAAAGTGGTGTTATCATTGGAATCACTTTTCAATTTAATGTTCGGTCAAAAGGATTATACGTTTCCAATACAAGATCTTGTAGAATACAAGAAAAAATCAAATGCGTTTTGGATTAAAAGGATTGATAATCTGTTGAAGTATTATAAAAGAAACCGCATAACATTAGCAGAAAGCAGTTTTGAATACACGGTTCTCATGGATGAGCCAGACAGGAATCTTGACATTGACAATATAATGCAAATTTATAATGTATTATCATTCCATAAACCACAAACACAAATTATAGCCATAATACACAATCCGGCATTGATTTACAAATTAAGCAAATTAGATTGTGTGAATTTCATAGAGATGACAGAAGGATATCTTAGTAAAACTTGTATATTTATGTCCAATTAAATATTTTCAACAATGAGCTATTTTGTATTAATGGGGAGAAGAATCCCAAAGCAGGCTATAACAGGCTTTAAGTTCCAAAATGAAACAGATAATATTTGTCCTTTCCTGTCAATCAGGATAAGAGGGAAGGAGGAAATTATACCTTTCAAAGATAAAAAGGAGATACAGCCTGTAAAAGCGCATCTGTGTTCTGTCTTCTCCGGATTTGTGAAAATAGGCGACTGGTATCTCAAGATGTCGGAAGTTAAGGAATATAAGCCGGTGACCGCCGAAGACATGAACCCCTACATCTTGTTTAAGACATCTAAGTTCGGAAACATAAAAGTTCGTTTCCCGAAAGATGAAGATATGGATGCCGAATTATTGGTGTTAGATCAGCTTTTTGATGTAGAATAAACTATTAATCATCTTTTGAAAATCATGACTTGGAAATAATTGAAAGACAAAATATCTCTTATGACAGAAGAAGAGCAACGACAAGAAGTTGCAGTATGGGGAGAAAATATGAATCTAATGAAAGATTGTTCCTTGGAGAAAACAGACGAGGATATGTACTACAACTCTGAATGGGATTATACTTGTGAAGAGAGTGAACTTGTGAAGAGAGTGAATTGGAACCGGAAGACAAGAATGACCCTGATGTACATAAGGTATATGAAGCAGGAATGTATTATATTTATTCGAATTGATTTTAAAAAGATCTGATTATGGCAGCATTAACAACACTAAATATAACGGAAAAGAACGCTAATAACAGTTTGTCTGTAACTGTTAAAGTGAATGTCACCAAAGAAGGAGTGTTTACCACTACCTTGTCAAAAGAAGATGTGGACAAGATTCATTCTTATGGGATCAAATTACCTACAAACAGATTAGGCAACGAAGGATATTTCAATAGTATAGCACTTTCTGATTTGGAAAGTCAAATCAGGGAAGTTCTGAAGAGATGTTTGAGTTATAAAATAGTAGAAGAAGTGCCTGTTATTAAGTATCAACTGGAAACGAATTGCACGTTTTCATATGACAAAAACGGAAATATTGTCCCTAACCCCTCTAAGGAATGGACAGGAGGCGATGAAAATGGAGAATGGAGGGATGGAACTTCCCGTTTAGATGCCTTAAACGCCCAACCTTTCGGTTTTAGTGTTTATGCAAAACCATTTCTAAAAAGAGTAATTGAATATGGAAATGGAGAGACAAAAGTAGAATACAGCAGGTTAAATACAGAAAAAGGAACCTATGCGCACTGGCTGAATTGTGTAACAATTAAAAATTAAAAATAATTGAGTGAACAGTTTGCAAAAATCAGTACGAATGCGTTGTTAGGATTATCAACATCCGCCACATAAGAACCATCTAATCCCGTAAATATCGTGATGCGTTGGTAGTATGTGTACAGATAGCAAGCAGGCGTTGGGATAAAGCATTTGGCAAACATTCACTCTAAATAAGAAATAGTAGATATGAATACAGAATTTGAAAACATGGCTTTGCTGAATATAGAAGACTACAATGAGCTTAAAGCTAAAGCCGAAGCAACAGATGAACAGATAAAGAAACAAGCCGAAGAAATGGCTAAGCCTGAAGTTGTCACATTGAAAGTACGTTTTTATACATACGGAGTATCATACAATCCATATACTTGTGTTGATGTTGAGATACCATTCTATGATGATAAAAAAATCAGAGATATGCTTAACAAAGCAAGTGCTGATATAATGAAATGGTGTGACAAAAATATGGAAAAATACAACAAAGAACTCAAAGAATCCAGATCTACAAAAAAACATTGCGAAGGGCTAAGAAAGCATATCGCAAATCTCGAAAGGCGCCTCTTAAAGCATATATTGGCAAACGTTATTTTATCTATTATATCAGTTGCGACTATAATTGCCCTTTTCACATTAATTCAAAACTAAATAGACATGGAACAAGAATATGCTATTCCTCTTTTTAAAGCTGGTGCAGAGTGGCGCATTAACAGCGTGTGGCATTCTATAACAGTAATTCCAGATTGCCACCGTTTTATTGTGTTTCTCCCTAAGAAATCAACAATAGGATCAAAGAATCCAATTATGGGTATATTGGAAGAGAACAAAACTTTTATATCCAGCCGTCCAGGATGTATTTTATGCAGATTAGATGAAATGGAATCATGGGCTTATTTGGATGATCTATTACCTTAGGTAATTATATACTCAATTTTAAAAGTTAGAATTATGAAAAAATATTTAACAGACAAAGAAAAAGAGGAAAGAATGAATTACCTTACCATTCATAAATGTAAAAACGAGGATGAACGTAAAGAGTTAAAAGAATTATGTGATTGGTATTTTAAGGATACTCCTGTGTTAACTATGTCTTTTTCTTTAACAGAAGAAGATCTTCGGGTAACAATGGAAAGGGACGTGGAGTTGTCGGCGGTAGCCGGAGCGGTAAAGAATCAACACCATAAGAAGAAAATTTGAAAGGTTATGACCGACAGAGAACTTCTTGAAGAAAACAATAAGATGTTAAAGGAAATTCTAAGTTTTGTGAGAAAAGTTGATTCTGCTGAATACAGGGATCATCAAGACTTTATGGAATTTCTTAGAAATGTAGCAGCCGATATATGGGTGGAATATACGGAGCCCGAACAAAGAGGTAGATTGTTTAATTTAATGAATAAAAGAAATGAAAACAGTTTTTGATTTAAGCAGAGATGAGATTGTGGCATTGACAGACGAAGAGATAAGTCTGTATATAGACAAAGAGCTTGCTGGTAAGGGTATTCCAATTGAAGCTAAAAATTGGAATATAAAGAACGAAAAGGAAGTTGTGTACCCGGATTGCGGGGTTCCGATATTTGTTATTAAAGACATAGGTGTAGGATTTAGAAAGATAGAGGACGCTACAGAGGTGGTGAATTTACTGGTCAGGTCCAGGGCTTTTAAGGTGGGTTCAAAGTATTTAAACCGATCTTATGAGAGGTTAAACGTCATAAACGAGGGCGTCGTGCCGGCAGTAGAGGGTTGCGTAGGATACACCAATGAAGAATTTGAAAGAGTTAACAAAGAAAACAATGATCCTGAATCAGCAAAAATAGGATCATTTAATAAGACAGTAGAGGAAGCCAACAACATAAGAAGCCGAGTGTTGAAATACGTGGACAAGATAAAACAGGAGCGTGCGTACAACATCGACCTTTGCATGACTTTCGAGAGATATATTGAGATAGCAGATAAAGATGCGGAGCGGGCTATGGCTTTCTTGAAAGAAGCCTACCCGTTTAATGAAGAAACAGAAGTCTTTATCAGGAAAAGATACAATATGTCTATCGATGTTAACCCAGAATAAAATTAATTTATATTAAATCATTTTGTTTCTTATTAAGCAACAAAAGACATATCTTTGTCCGAAAAATAAGAAACATGAAAGAGGAAGAAGAAAAGATTAAAGAGGCTATGACTGAAGCCCTGATACATTTAGAAGGTTGCAAATATTTTGTGGCCACGATAGTAAACGAAGAAGAATGTAGGTTTGATATGAGTCAGCGTATGTCTCCTCGTCAACTGGCTTTGGTTATAAAAGGTGTATTATCAAATAATAATATGATGATGATGGATGTACTACAATGGTGCTCAGCCAGGCTTCAAACAGAAATAGAAAAAGGAAAGAAATCAACTAATTAAATATTAATACAATGAATCGCTGGTTTGAAATTACGGTAAAAGCCGAGATTGATAATATCGAGAACGGCAAAAAAAAGAAAGTAACTGAAAAGTATTTAGTGGATGCCTTGTCTTACACAGAGGCAGAATCAAGATCGTTGGAGATCTTCAAGGATTTGTACAATTCTTTCGAGGTTGTAAAAATTAATCCTATTAAAGTGTCGGAAATCTTCTTCAACGGAGAAGCTGAGTACTGGTATAAGTGTAAGGTGAATTACATTACACTGGATGAAAAGAAAGGTAAAGAAAAGAAAACTCCATGCTATATGTATATCCAGGCCGGAAATCCTAAGGATGCCGAAGCTGTGTTGACTAAAGGTATGCAGGGTACGTTAGGAGACTGGAATTGCGAGTCTATTGTGGAAACGAAAATCATTGAAGTGTTTAAATACGATCTTCAGAAGGGAGCTGAAAAATTAGGCGAGAAGAAGAGTGAAGAGTAAGGCTGATGTAGTTTCCAACATAGCGCTTGTTGTGGCGATAATATCATTGCTTTCAGCAGGCGCTTTCCTTCTGATAGTGATTAAGACAGACGAGGTATCTAAATTATTAATGAACGTACCTTATCTACTGGCTTCAGCGGGATTGTTCTTTTCAATAATATCATTATTATTCGAATGGAAAGCAAGGAAAAGAAGCTATACGTCTGCGAACGATGTGGACGAAAAGTGATGATAAGAAGTCATGGCTTATGCCAGGCTTGCAGGAGCAAAGAGTTGACTCCGAAGAAAAAAAACAGAATTACATCCATTAAAAACAGCAGCAAGAAGAAAAAGTTAGAGAACCCGGATTTATCCGGGTTTTTTCGTCTTATGTTGGAGGAGTTGAGTACTATTCGAATGTCTATGACTGGTAAAGCTATTCATTTTCCTACAGTATGTAACGTCTGTCACATACTTCCGAAAAGGTTATATAAGTCGGTTGCCACTTGCAGGGATAATATAGTTTTCCTTCATGAATCAGAGCATACGGTATTCGACATGTATCTTGACCGGATGGAATTTGATAAACTTGAAACAGAATTTCCTTTTGTGTGGAAGTATGCGGTAAAGAAGGTGCTGGATATGGAAAGCAGGGGAATGATTAAAGAAAGAGGTAGATTAATTATTGAAATAATTGACAGATATGAGAAAACTTTATAAAATAAGAATAGAAGCTGACGATGAAACTATCTTTTATGCTCACATACAGAGAGAAAGTTATGGTAAGGATATAGCTATCGCAGTGAAAGATAGAGATAAAGATGAAGTGGAAACAGTGTTACATTGTATTAAAGAAGAATTGATTAGAGGAAGATCATGAAAGAGAAAATAAAAATATTGACAGATTTAGGATTTGTCCCTATGGTGGAAGGAGAAGGAAATACGTTGTTTAGAATGAACGATGTTGTGATGTCGGTGTCAGATCCTAACCAAACACCAGAGCAGTTGAAGAAGGAGGTTATGTCTTTAATAAAGAACAGAGACATAGCAGAAAGAGGCGGACAGGTTCCAGTAGTTGAAGAGCCGGCGCCTGAGACAGAGCAGGCCCAGAAGGAGGAACCGGAAGCTCCGGCGGAGGAAGCCGCTCCTAACCCTGGAGAAGAGGATTCGAATCCGTTTACAGAAAATCAGGAAACGTTAGAACCGTTTTATATCTGTGATGAGTTAAAGAAGATTGAGACTCCCAAATTCGTAAGATTGACATTAGACGACAATCGTTTTTATGTAAGGAAGATGGATGATGGGACAGCCAAGATATATGCTTCGGTAACAACCTTAATCAAAGACGGATATGTAGATGATAAGACAGCACTTCAGGAATGGAAGCAAGAGATAAAGATGCTTGGTCGCAATCCAGAAGAGATAGCGCAGTATGAAGCCGATAAGGGAACGATCATGCACTACCTATACGGATTGTACTTGACAGGTAGAGATATGGTCTTAAATCGAAATTTTATAGTTAAGACAGTGCAAGAAGGTAAGCTGAAGATATCGAAGAAAAATCTTGACCGATTTTTTAACAGCATAGATGATCTTGACGATATGATTGTCAGGGTCATGAAGTTTGCCAAATTCTGTTCTGATTACAAGGTGAAACCGATGATGATAGAAAGAATCCTTTCTTTAGAGGATTACCTTGTAGCAACACCTATTGATGCGATGGTTAAAATGACATTCAAATACAAAGAAGAAGGTTATTTTGGAGCCGTATATCAAAGGGCTACAGGGCAGTTCAAAAAAGGCGATCCGAAGAAGGAAGTAAGAGAAGTGGAGAAGGAAGAAGTGGTCATTCTTGACTTTAAATCGGGAGGTATATGGGAATCATACGCATTCCAATTAGAAGCTGAAAGAAGAATGGTTAAAGCATGGTACGGAATTGACGCGCGTATTATGAACTTTTCTCCAAAAAGCACGAGCAGTAAAGGATATACGCTGAAAGAATGGACAGAAGATAGTGTAGCACTTGAAAAGGCGGACTGTGTGTTCCAACAAGGGATGTTGAATCACCTTAGAAAAGACAAGAGGTTCAAAGTGAGAAAAGGAGTGCTGAATATCAATAAGCCTTACAATGAAGAGGATCATATTGTTGTATATGATATTGCTGAGGAAATGTCTAAAAGATTCGTAATATGAGTGATATTGTTATTCCTAAAGGAGATTATGTGGAAATCGTAAAACCGATATGTATCAATCCTTTTGGTGATTATTTTATTAACATCAAAAGGGGTTCAAGATTAAGATTATCGAAAGATTTGAAAATAGGGGATAAGTATGCAATATGCATACTTACATCTTACGAGAAATATGGCAAGACTGTTAATGTGATAATGCCTATACTGGTTAGAAACACAAGAAGAGTATGAAAAGAAAAATTAGAAGAACCGGGGAGATAATAGACATAATCACCTTCAGCGGCTCAACTACAAGAAGCGACTGTGACAAAATACAATTCTATGACAGCAAAGGAAGTGTGATAAATGAGAGTTTAAATTATTATCTCGATACCCTTCCTGTGGATGATGAAAACAAAGACGTGGATTGGGAACAACGTAGATTCGATCTTGTTAAGGCTTATTCTATTGAGTTTATCAAAACACTGCATAGAAAAGGAGAGATAGATTGCGGAGTATATGTACCAGATGTGGTGTCATGGTCTATAACTATAGCAGATAGAATCATAGAAGCAATGAGAGGAGTTCAAAATGCTTGATTTCAGAAGATACGAAAACGTACCTCGGTTTCAACTTGACCGCAGGCCCGGAAGGAGCCGACTGAAGCTAACCTGCCCGGCTTGCGGAAAAAGCCGGTGCCTCACTCCTTATATTGATGTGGCAACAGGTCAGGTTGTTGGCAACGAGTTCGGAAGATGCGATCATGAACGGACTTGCGGTTACGATAAACGACCTACTGGTAAGGATGTAGGTGACAAAGATCTTTGGATTTCAGGAAACAAGTGTATAAGAGCTTATCGCCCTCCTGTAAATCCTGACGTTGTAAATTACATACCTTTTAGCGAGTTTGAGAGGACTGTGGTTCCAGACGATAGAAACACTGTATTTAGATTTTTATCGTCTCTATGGGGAAAAGAAAGGGTGTCTGATGTATTCAGGAGGTATCATGTAGGAACAATGGACTTATGGGGATGGAAAGGATGTTGTATATTCTGGCAGATAGACAAAGATTTTGTATGTAGAACCGGCAAGATCATGGACTTTTATATAAAAACCGACGGCCAGGGGAATGAGATTGATGTAAAAAGAGTGAAGGAAAAAGACGGTGACAATGAGCGGCCTCATGTTATGTTTTATCACTCGTTGCATGCAAGAGACTTCTTGTTTAGACAATGCCTGTTCGGAGAGCATCTTCTAAGCCAGTATCCGGATAAGGTGGTTAATTTGGTGGAATCAGAAAAGACGGCTATTATATGCGCTGTGAATAAACCGGATGAGTTATTTGTAGCTACCGGTGGGTTGCAGAATCTAAGACCGGAAGTGATAGATGTTTTAAAAGATAGAAAGACCGTAGCTTTTCCGGACAAAGGACAAGCATTTGAGACATGGAGTAAAAAGATAGATGGGATGATGATGAAGTCAAGGATAAAAGTATCGGACTATCTTCAAAATGTTGAAAATGTAGGAGACGGAGATGATGTGGCAGATTTGATAATCAATAACAAGGTAAAAGAAAAATATCATGAGCCTGGATGTTTATATTAAGAACAAGAAGAAAGAAGATCGTGAATGGGTTGCGGACATCACCCACAACATGAACAAGATGGCACAAAGAATATTCGTATCAGAAAATAAAGAAACGCTGTACGATTATGTTTGGAGACCAGAAGAATTGGGTAGGGAAATAGATACCGATGAGATGAAGAATGTACTCACAAAAGGCATATGTATTATGATCTCTAAGAGAAAAAGTCTTTTGAGATACGAGCCGGAAAACGGATGGGGGTCTTATGATTCATTTCTTAAGTTTCTTATCGAATATAAAGAGGCGTGTGAAGATCATCCGGGTTATATAATTGAAGCAAGTAGATAATATGGAAAATTACAAAAACACTTTAAACGAGGTAGTGGTGATTGAATCGTCGCCAGAAACGTATTTTGTTTACGCTATTCGTAATGCTATTCGTATCTCTAAATGTGCGTATCCGACAGCCAAGAAAGTAATTTTCAAAAGAGAGGACGTAGAGGTAGAGATCTCAGAAATGGAAACTGAAAGCAGTTTGTATGAAAAGTTTAAAGAAAAACAAAAGAATAGGGTATGGAACTTAATGAGCGCCAACAACGGGTTTTAAGAGGCGAAATTTGTCCTTATTGCGGAAGGGAAACCGAGCTGGTCAATGCCGATAAAATATATAGCAGAAAAGGCTTAGGTATGGTTATGATGTGCAAACCATGCAATGCTTATGTCGGTGTTCATGAATCAGGGCCGAATAAGGGAAAAGCTAAAGGCCGGCTTGCGGGGCCATCACTGAGGTCTCTTAAGATAAGAGTCCATGCCGAACTTGATAGACTATGGTCTACGCCGGAGGAACGGGAAGGGATGTATAAAGATTTATCTGAATTTCTCTCTATACCGGAAGAATACACACATATAGGTATGTTCGGCGAGAAGACGATGGGAAAAATATTTCAGTTCTGTCATGTAAACAAAGAACGATCAGGTTCGAGAATAGAATGGCATAAACCTGGAGATAAGTGCCCTAATAAAAACAATCAAATAGTGTCAGGCAGTAGCGCATGTAGAGGATGTCCTGAGTATCTTCATGATGAGAAAGACGGATATGTCTGGTGTGATCCTGATATGAGCTACGGCAGGTTGAAATAGGGCGCGAATTGCCTATCTTTGTGCTATTATTAATCAAAAAAAATATAAGCACATGGGCAGATCAACAGAGTACTACAGGACTCATCCAGAAGCCAGGAAGAAAAAGGCTAAAAAGGACAAGGAGATAAATGCCAGACCGGAACAGAAAGCCAAACGCCGGGAGCTTGGTCGTAAAAACTACGAAACGGACAAGAAGAAGGGCAAGGGCTGGAGGAAAGGCAAGGATTGTTCTCATACCAAGAACGGTCTTAGGTATAAATCAGTAAAAGCTAATAGGGGATCCAAGTCGGATACGAAAGGTGACAAAAATGCAAGAGGAGATAGCAAATAGGATAGATATAAGAAGGATATTCAAGACCTCTAAACAAGTTATGGAAGAGGCGTATGAGAATATCTTGAAATACAGGCGGGGAGAGCTTATCCCCGCTAAAACCGGATACGATTATATTGATGAGGCTTTGCTTGGAGGTATTTTTCCTCAGCACGCTATTGCCATAGGAGCCCGGCCATCTGTAGGTAAATCGTATGTGGCCCAAAAGATATTGGAAAATGTGATGAATCCGATGATCAACCCGCAAGCAGAAGATTATTTTCTTGTTAATTGCGAGTTCGAAATGAATCCTCAAGATCTTCTTCTTCGTAGAATGAGCCAGGATATGAAAAAGCGAGCTCCTGAAATATTAAGAAGGCAAGATTCTAATACAGTAGAAGAGATGAGGATGTTTGAAGTCCTTCAAGGTGAAATCAGAAATAATATAATATACATCGATGCTCCGTGTACGGTAAAAGAGTTTGAGGCGGCTGTGTATCATATAGCTACCAAACATAAAGACAAACGTCTTATAATATTTAAAGTCGATCATATTGCTTTGATAAAAAGAATGGGATTAGATCCTAAGTCGGCTATAGATGATTTGGTGGCGGTTATGAACGAAGCTAAATTAGTATATAAAAACATATTTTTCCTCATCATATCCCAATTCAACAGAGAAATAGAAGGAAGGATAAAAAGCCCACAAGAGCAGCCTCCGCGTCTTTCTGATTTTTACCAATCCGATACGCTGGGTCAGTTATGTACGTTAATGATAGGTTTGCACAATCCTCGTAGGTACGGGCTGGATAAGTATATGATATTTGGGAAAGACTGGTATCAGACCCTTGATAGGTTTAAAACTGAAAACAAAACATCATTCAGGACAGCCGGACTGGTATTTCATCATATACTGAAGGTAAGGCAAGTTAGTATGGAAGAGCTTACTAATACAATCCACCCAGAGATACTGCCGGGACATGGATGGATGTACGGGGAGGGCGGGACGAAGTTCGTGAACCCCAACCAGCCGCCGACGCCTCCCAAGCTCTATACTGTGGAAGACGTTACGGACAATCAGGAACAAGAACAAGAGACAAAAGAAGAACAGTCATTGTATTAAAAAAAAATAAGAACCATGAGACTGACAGTAGAAGAAAACGAATACCTGATAAGTAAGTTCCTTTTGGTTCTTACTGAGTTTGCAGGAGATGAAAGAGAGATGTTTTTAATCAACTCCATACATGATAAGGCGGTGGCGGATATGAATTATCGTCTTCCGTCTTTAATAAGCAGAGAACGTAAAAGACGAGTTATTGAGCTCCTTAAAGAAGGAACCAGAATAATCAAGGACTTTTCCGGATATGCAGGTGATATGGGTATGATTAACGAATACGATCGTTTAAAGAAAGAAATAGGTACCGTCCAAGACCAGCTTGGTGACGTAGAAGGTCAACTTCGGGCAGCAGGAGAAGTTATTAAAAAAGAACTTGATATGATTGCTGACCGAATCAAAGAAGATCTTCTTGATCGAGAACTGGCTAAAAGTAATGCCGAGGCTGAAAGAAAAGCCAAAGTAGATCCGAGATACGAAGTAGCTTTAGGTGATTACAAGGAGATGCTGGAAGTGATTTTTACAACCAGAAACAAGTATTCTACGGTAGATTCTGTACATGACGATCTTCGCCAGTCGGTATCTACCGGTAGAAATTCGATTATTAAAGAAGGGTACAACAGTTAAAAACAAGGAGGGAATATGGAAAAGAAGGAATTTAAAGTAGGAGAAGTATTTGATGCCGGACTTGTAAGATTAAAATGTGTGGAAGGTGATACATGCGATAGGTGTATATTCGAAGATTACGATTCTTGTTCATGTATAGACATAATTGTTGGTCCATGTGGACATGTTGATAGACAAGATAACAAGAATGTTATTTTTATTAAAGCTGATTAAGAATGTACATCAATTTCAGACAACTTGCAGCATCAGACATGACCCCTAATGATCTTGCCAATCTTCTTGCCATAAGACAGAAGGATTCGGTTATGATCGAAGCTATGCCAGAAGAAGACGCTGGTAGATATATAGAGCTTGGCCTGGTTGAGAAATTAAAATCAGGCGTGATGAGATTAACCAACAAAGGAACGTCTTTTGTAAATTATATAGAGACACCGGAAATGACAGACGAGGTTCTGGAAACGTTGAAGATTATGATAGGAATGTACGAATCATATTCAAAAGACATAGGTGTCAGTAGAAAAGAAGCGGAATCCAGATTGTGTTGGTTTATGGGTAACACCTCATTCAAGAAAGAGGTCATACTTCAGGTAACGGAATCTTATATAGCAGAGTCAGGAGATTATACAATGAGCTTATGTAACTTCATATGGAAACCGCCTTCTCAAGCTTTTTCAGTTCATATGAACCTTAAAAATTCAAAGCTCTTTGACTTAATAGCTGAAAAATTTAAGATCGCTACCGAGTCTTATTTGGAGTCTAAGAAGAATAAGGAAATGGATTGGTTGTTTGCCGTATCTAAATTGCCTACGCCTCCGGCTAAAGGCAATCCGGATTATTTGTTTACCGGAAGTTCTGAAACAGACAAAGAGCGATTGAAAAACATAAAAACGTATTTATTTAACAAAATTAGAAAGCAATGGAAAAAGTAAGAATCAGAAAGATAATAGAGGATATAATTATTACTCAGTTTCTTAATTCGGAAATAGATATAATTCATGAAGAAGATGTGACGTTTAAAGAACTTGGATTAGATTCTGTTGATCAAATTGAACTGGAAGTGATGGTGGAACAAAAATTCAATATTGTTATTATTGATTATGATATGGAGACCATCAAAGATATGACTGATCTTGTTTACAAAATAATAACAGAAGGGTATGGGAAGTGACATAATTTTATGCATGGCTTTAATAGCGTCATTTGCTTTTGTTATACAGTTTTTGTTGTCGATATTAGGATCTGATCTGGATACGGATATTGACATTGACAGTGCTTCTGATTTAAGCATGTCTTTGTCGGATATCATATCATTCAAGGGCATAACACATTTTATTCTTGGATATAGCTGGACTACCTACTTTTCGGGTTCCCATTTAGTAGGGGTTGTGATAGGGTCGTTTTTCTTTATCGTTTTGTTTTACGTATATAAGTTACTTCTTAAGTTAAAGCAAGAAATGGTGTACGAATGTCCGGAAGATTTAAATGGAAGAGAAGTGGAGATAGTGTTTAGATCAGGGAAGAATCATTATATGGTAAATATTTCAAAAAATGGAAGACAGGAGCAAATGAGAGTAAGATGCTTGTCTGGAAAAACCTACAAAAACGGTGACAAGGTGAATATAAAATATGAAGAAGGAGAATTAAGTATCTAATTTTTTTATCAACAATTAAATTTTAAAAGTTATGACAACAATCATGTACGTGTCAGCTATCTTAGCTATAGTGATTATTTTGACAATCATCGGAGTCTTATCAAGGTATCGTAGATGTAAGCCTAATCAGGTCTTGGTCGTTTATGGTAAGACAGGTGGGGAAAAGAAATCGGCGAAATTATATCATGGTGGAGCGGCATTTGTCTTGCCTATTATTCAAAGCTATGATGTTTTGTCAATGGAGCCTATGCAAATAGATTGCAAGCTTACCGGTGCTTTATCATCTCAGAATATTAGAGTAGATGTACCTACGACCATTACAGTAGCTATCAGTACAAATCCCGAAATCATGCAAAATGCGGCAGAAAGACTTTTGGGGATGGATACCGAATCTACTGAAAATCTTATTACGGACATTGTTTACGGTCAGATGCGTTTGATTATTGCTGAAATGACAATCGAAAAACTTAATTCTGACAGGGATGAGTTTTTGGATAAGGCAAGAAAGAACATTGACAACGAGCTTAACAAGTTAGGTCTTTACCTCCTGAACATCAACATCAGTGACATCAGAGACGAAGCTGGTTATATTATGAACCTTGGTAAGGAGGCTGAAAGTAGGGCTCTGAACGAGGCACAGGCTAATATCGAAGAACAGGAGAAGCTGGGTGCTATTAAGATTGCTGTACAGCAGAAGGAGAAAGAAACGGCTGTGGCTAATACCAAAAAAGAGCAAGAGATTCAAATTGCTTGTACTGAAAAAGAAAAGGAAACGATAGTAGCTGAAACGAAGAAAGAAAAAGAAATAGCCTTGGCTTTAACCGATAAAGAAAAACAGATCGGCGTAGCTCAAGCAGATAGAGACAGGGCTGCGGTTATCGCAAAAACTTTAACCGACAAGGAATCGGCGATTGTAAGATCTAAGGCAGAACTTGAAGTAAATAAAGCCGAGGCTGAAAGGATGGAAGAAGTCGGAAAGAATAAGGCTGAAGCTGACAAGGAAGCAGCTATAGCAATACAAGACTCTGAAGCTCAGATTAAGAAGGCTGAGGCTGAGAAAAATGCGTCTATAGGATACAACAATGCCCAGAAGGAGGTTGCTGTGTCAGTATCAGAACTACAGATCATCAAAGCTCAATCAGAGAAGAAGGCCGGAGAAGAAAAAGTTAAATCGGAAGCGGCTGTAAAAACAGCAAAAGAGCTTGCCGACAAAGAAGTGGAAGAAGCTAAGGCTAAGAAAGTTCAGGCTGCGCTTAAGGCTGAAAAGATTGTGCCGGCTGAAACCCAGAAGGAAGAGGCTATCTTGCAAGCTGATGCTGAGGCAGAGAAGATCAAACGCCGGGCTGAGGCAGAAGCAGCAGCACATTTGGCAAAAGCTGAGGCGGAGGCAAAAGCTATTCAGATGAAGCTGGAGGCAGAAGCCGAAGGTAAGAAAAAATCGTTGATGGCAGAAGCCGACGGATTTAAGGCTATGGTGGAAGCAGCAGAATCCAATCCTCAGATCGCCATCCAGTACAAGATGGTTAATCAGTGGAAAGAAATTGCCGGAGAACAGGTTAAGGCATTTGAGCACATTAACCTCGGAAATATCACGGTATTTGACGGCGGTCAGAACAGTACCGGTAATTTCCTTAACAATGTTGTCAAGACCGTCGCTCCGGCATTGGGAGTCATTGATCAGCTTCCGATTGCAGATACTTTAAAGAAGTTAAAAGGAGATGACAAAAAATAAATACAATGGCCCAAGGTTACACTTGGGCCTAATTGAAGAAGCAAAAGCAGCATTCATAGATTTCCTGCCGGCAGGGACAGTGATTTTAAGTGCTTTACTAATTACGATATTTTTAACATGGATTTTGGACAAGATTTAGAACCAGAAGAACTGACCAAGCATTATGATCAGTATTATGGAATTGATTTTGAAACAGAAGAAGAGGAGGATGAAGAGTATGACTGACGAGGAATTTGTATTGGATAATAAGAAAAGGGTTGTTGTAAGAAAAAGAATATCTTATTTAAGCAAAGGGGATAAAGTGTGGATTGTGTCTTCCGACGGGTATCTGCTACACACGGACGTGGTTAGAGCCGACCGCGGCCAATCTTATGTGGATATAGACGGTATCCTGTATTGGAAACGAGGATTGGATGGCAAGCATCGTAATCGTAATAACTACATGCAGTTTGCCATGACACCAGAAGACGGTAAGAAGTATGTCGTATATTACCCAGAAGGATTTAAAGACAATGACTTATGATGGTCCCGGAAACGCATTTGCTATATAAGGAGTTTAATGGTGTGAAACGTCTTGCCATATCTTATTCCCAGATAGATACGTTTCTTACCTGTCCAATGAAATGGTATAAAACTTACGTAGAGGGCAAAAGGTCTACAGAAAAACAAGAAGCTACATCTTATGGTACGGTTATCCATAAGACACTGGAATACTTCTTTAAGAACGGAAGACAGCCTTCTGGTAAAGACCTTGGAGAAGCAATAAGTTACTATGCTTACCAAGAAGACATACCTTGGCTATCACCGGAAAATATGATGATAGCCATGAAACAATCTGGGGAGCTTCTTGCTTGGATTGTGGATCTGTTTAAAAAAGACGGGAATAGGTTTATGATAGCTGATAGTGATCTTAATCCCTGTGAGAAACTTATCAGACACGGCGCTATAGTTGGAGTCGAAGAAGATTTTGTGCTGCCGTACCGTCTTCCTAAGCCTGTTGATATAAATGGAGTAATTCATACTCATGTGTACATAGTAGGATCGGTAGACCTTCATCTGGCTATAAAGAGCAAGAACGTAGTTCACCATTATGTCATAGATTGGAAATCAGGGAATAAGATTTTTGATTCTAAGAAGTTGGAAACGAATTTACAGCATCCTATATATTCATTTTACATCTATAGAAAATATGGTGGAGTTCTGCCAGATATGAACATCTATTTCTTTACCAGAACCAGGCAGTACCAAAAGGTTAAGATAGATGAAGAGCGTAAAACAAAATCTATAGAAATGCTAAATGACACTTTGTCTAAAATGTATGATTTTGAAGATAATAGTGTAAAAACATTTCAAGCGTACATCCAGGGAGCAGAAGAAGCCAGGTATAGCAAGCGGCGCGCCACCCTAAGCCAGCCTGTTTCGCAAAACAAGCTACCCTGCCCGTCGGCGCTGTGTTATTATTGTGACTTTGGATTACATAACAAAAACGAATGCCCTTTCTCTTCAGATTGGGATCCGTCTAAAAAGATAAAACGATGAAATACGAGGATGTTCAAAAGTTAAGAACGAAATACCGGCAAGATCCGGAAGTTATAAACGTAGAATACATGAGAGACGTTGCTGTAAGATGCGGGAATTTCAAGAAAGCGTTTGAGCTTCAGGAGAAGCTGGAGGATATATGGTTCAACTATTTAAAAGGAGTGTAATGAAAGAAGATCTAATATGTGGAGTAGCGATCCTTTTGTATTTAGTTTTATTATACTTACTCACGACAGCTTTCATAAAAAACAGGTAGAGCAGTAGAGCGTTATAAGATGAAGAAGAAAACTGACAAAATCAAAGTAGGTCAAAGATACGAACATAAGAGCTACTTTGAGGATCCATTTGAAAGAGGCAAGCATGTGATTAAGATATTAGACATAAAAGAAGGGTACGCTCTATATGAGTACGAAGAAAAACTATATATACGTTCTTCTGTGAGTCTTGAAGATATTGCTAAAATATATGTTTTAATTACTGATATAAAATAAGGGATTATGGAAAAGAAAGTCACAATCAAAGAAGGAATGGATATTTTTTACAAAAATGCAGGGAAAGATATATGGGTCTATATTGGACTTTTTGGAAATAAAGTGCTATCCATTTTAAAAAACAAAGGTGTTATTGCATGCGAAAACGATGCTGAATATTGCGTGTTGATGGATGGAGAAGATCATTTTATAAGTATAGCAAAAGACATGAGTCACGACTATTGTTGTGAGTACGTTGTAGAAAGAGCAGAAGCCTACAGAGACTACCCCTCCAAAGGTGCTACATGCAGTGTATGCCTGTTTGAAGATAATGAGAATAAAGCAAGGGAGATGTTGAAAGAGGCGATAATAGAACTTTCAAAAAATAATATAATAGATTGCAATGGGCTTTGAACTTAGACCTTACCAAAAAGAAGCAGTAGATGCCGGGCTTAAGTTTCTTACAGGAAGATCTAAGAAGCCTGGCATAATCGTAGCCCCATGCGGATGTGGAAAGAGCCTTCTGATATCCAAGATAGCACATGAAATAAATAGACCGACATTAGTATTACAGCCCTCAAAAGAGATTCTGGAGCAGAATTATGCAAAGGCCGTATCATTCGGTTCTAAACCTACTATATATTCTGCTTCATGTGGTATAAAGGAGCTGTCGGCTATGACTTATGCTACACTTAAAAGCATAAAGAAAGACGTAGCAAGGTTGAAAGATATAGGGATAGATACCTTATTGATAGACGAATGTCATTCAGGATATTCTCCTGAAGAAGGTTCTGAATTTATGGAGTTTATGAACGGGTTCCCAGAGGCGAAGGTGCTGGGCTTCACCGCCACTCCCTGCCGCCTCCAAACCTACAGTTCCATGCTGGAAGGAAACTATAGCAAGCTCAATATGCTGACGAAAGACGAGCATAACTTCTTCAAGAAAATAGTTCATGTGACTCAAATACAAGAACTAACTTCTCAAGGGTTTTGGTGTCCACTTAAGTACGAACGATGGTCGTTTGATGAATCGGCTCTGATGCTAAACAGTACCGGGGCTGAATACACCAACGAATCTATTAAAGAAAGTATTGTAAGAAATGGCTTAAACAACTCTATCTACAAGCGCCTTCTTCAACTTATGAACGAACGTAAAGCCATTTTGGTCTGTATGGATTCTATCGAATCATGTAATAGAATATCAGAGTTCATGAATGCCAGGATGGGAGCCATAACCGGTGTCGTAACATCGCTAACAACCAAAAAGAAAAGAGAACAAATCATATCCGATTTCAAAGAAGGTAGGTTGAAGGTGGTTTTTAATTATTCAACGCTTGCTACCGGATTTGATTTTCCTGAACTTGATTGTGTGATGTTTGGTCGACCAACGTTCTCATATTCAACATATTACCAAATATTAGGCCGCGCCGTCCGCATCCATCCTGACAAGAAAGAGGCGTTGATAGTTGATTGCTGTGACAACATGAGGCGTTTCGGTCGGATAGAAGACCTGACAATTGAGCAATTCCCTTCTAAGGGCTGGTGTATGTTTGCCGGCGATCAACTTCTGTCTAATATAAGGATGGGTGATATTATTACCAAAGACGAGATCCTTCGTCGGGCAGCCTCGCTTAAATCTGTGAATGGAGATGGTAGGAGAGAAGACGATCTTGACAGTATAATAATGTGGTTTGGAAAATATGAAGGAATTAGATTCAAGGACATACCGGTGTCGTATTTTAGGTTCTTGGCTGAGAATATGGCAGTAAAACCAGGAGATAGAAAAGAAAAGATTATCGAATATTATAATAGGATAAAGGCATGAACAACAAGAGAAGAAAAAAAATATCGGATGTTATTAACAACGTAAATAAGTACGAAACAGATTTTGAATACATCAAATCAAAGTTATCGGAGTTGAAGCACAACATAAATTCAGCCAAAGATGATGTTGATATGATTTTAGACGAAGAGACTGAGGCGAGAGATAATATACCGGAATCGTTACAAGACTCAGAAAGATATTGGGAATCAGATCAGGCTGTAACTGATATGGAGGAGGTGGTTGATGGCATGGAAAGTATTATAAATGATATAGATGATGTGATTTCGACCATAGATGGGAGCATTAAAACCATAAATGGTTCTATTAAAGTAAATTTGGAAGGAATAATATAAATGGAAACAAATGAATTAAGGGAAATACTTAAATTGTATGGTCTTCAACATGATGTTGTTATCAACAAAAGTTCAAGAAGGTATTCCATTGTATTGGATAACAATATAATAGGAACCAACCACGCCGAAGAGAGGGTGGTTGTATTCCGTCCTGTACCAGAAGGGAAAAACACATTCTGCATGGAACGAGATAGATTTTATACGGAGTTTGAAGAAGCTTTTGATGATGATAAAGCCATAGAAGCCGTAAGACAATATTTTGAAAACAACAAAAACAGAAAGTCATGAACGAAAATGAAGTATTTAGATTAAAGGGCAGAATAGCCATATCCAACCTATCACGTGAGGACAAGGATATGATAAATAGCATCCTTGATGGTATTAACAAAAAGGATGAAGATGAAAAAGGGTATGTCTATACCGTGAGAGTAAAACTAAACAACGGAAAGGTTGTACATGCTACTTTATTTTTCAAAGACAAGAAAGGTCCCACATTTGAAGACTTAAAGAAGGAGCTTGATGATATGGGAGTTAAAAGTGATAATTATAGCAATAACGGCATAATTATCATTAACCGCATTGTCATGAGCGGAGAAGAATTTGACCGCTTTACAGGAGAATGATGGATTATATTATTATATCAAGCGATTAAAACAACGATAAAACAATGGAAAAGATGGACAATAATACTAAAAACATCCTTTATCCAAAAGGATCTATTTTTCGCATGTTGGAAAGTGATGTAATCAGTTCCGAATTAGAAATAGCCAGAGGAGCTATAGTGGAGGCAGTATCAGACATAGAGGTAGATGATGAATATGCTGAGGTTTGTTGCAATGGAGAGACGTTTATCGTAGGAACGGACATTATGGGTATTATTCCTGTCAAAGTATCCAGAGAAAACAAATCGGTGAAAAATGACATCATTGACGATAAACTACGATGGGATTTACTTCCAATGGAAGAGATTGAGGACATTGTAAAAGTCTATCATGCCGGAGCCAAAAAGTACGATCCTAATACTTGGCAGAATCTTGACAACGGATTTGAACGGTATCGAGCTGCAATGTTTCGACACCTGATGGAATACATGAAAGGAGAAAGAATGGATTCCGATACAGGATGTTTTCATCTTGCACAATGTGCATGGAACTGCATAGCTATGCTGTGGTATGACAAGCACGGGAAAGGATTAATACCAATAAATAAGGAGGAAAAGAAATGACAATAGAACAACTAAATTATTTATTAAGAAAAGAGCTTTATGCTATAAAAAACCATAAAGACAATATTGATAGAATCAAAAAAGAATATTTTGATTCCAATTATGGATTAAAAGAAGGAGATAAGATCCGTATTTTACACGAAACAGGAGATGAAATGATAGGCTTCTTGAAAAAAGTTGAAGTATGTGAAGACGGAGATCTGTACTTGACAATCCAAAAACAAAACGAAAAAGGTGACAGAGGCAGAAGAACATGGAATATGTATCTATCATCAAAATCAATTAAAATTGAAAAATGTGTATAATGCCATGAGAGTGTTAAGTTTATTTGACGGAATGTCATGTGGTCAAATAGCGTTAAAAGAAATAGGGATTACACCTGAAGTATATTATGCATCAGAAATAGATAAGTTTGCTATTAAACAAACGCAATTAAATTTCCCTAATACTATACAAGTAGGAGATGTAAGGGATTTGAATGTAGAAGATCTTGGACACATAGATCTTATTTTAGCCGGCAGCCCATGTACAGATATGTCCTTTTCTGGAAAAAGAAAAGGGTTGTCTACCGTAGAAGGAATAGAAATCAAATCACTTAATGAGTATCTTGAATTAAAAAAACAAGGATTTGAGTTTTCCGGTCAGTCTTACTTATTCTGGGAGTTTATCCGTATTTTGAATGATGTAAGAAAAACTAATCCCGATGTGTTGTTTCTTCTTGAGAACGTTAAGATGGGAAAGAAATGGGAGCCGGTATTTGATAATGCTATAGGGTGTAAAGGCAATCATATTAATTCAGCGCTTGTTTCCGCTCAAACCAGGAAACGTATTTATTGGACTAATATTCAAGGCGGCATTATCCCTCAGCCTAAAGACGAGGGTTTGACCATAAGTGATATATCTGAATATGAAGTAGATGAAAAATATTACTTATCTGAAAAAGTTTTAAACAATTTAGCTTTTCACTTGAAAAGAAATCACGACAAGGGGAATTATTATGGAGCTAATATTAAAACAAAAGATGAAAAATCCAATACTGTTACCGTAAAGGGTAAATACACGTACGATCTTATTTGTGTAGCAATGAGAGGTAGGAATCCAGAAAAACCTACATGTAGAGAATCTGGTCTCACAACAGTTCAGAAAGATAATCTTATTTTCCAAATACCAAGAGGATTTAACAAAGGTGGATTTCATGAAGATAAGGCTCCAACATTATCTTGTAATTCATATGATAGAAACAATTTTATCATACAGAGAACATTACATGGCGATTTCAGAATAAGAAGATTAACCCCTACAGCGTGCTCCAGGTTACAGACTGTACCAGATTGGTATAAATGGGAATGCAGCGAAACCCAACAGTACAAGATGTTGGGAAACGGGTGGACTATTAAAGTTATTGAACATATACTTAAAAGAATAAAAGAATAATGATTAGAGCAAGATTTTACATTAAAAAATCCGACTGCGATAACGACTACCGTCCAGTCAAATGGCCTATAAAATATCCATATTGGTGTAGTGGTGAATCCGATGATTCATTCATACTTGTAGCGTATGCCGAAGACGAAGACAGCATAAAAGAGCTGTGGCCGGAAGCATACGATATTAATGTCTTAGAAAAAGATACTGAGGTTAAATTCACATTAAGATTTCCTAAGCCTAAATGGTATGAATTGCAAGAAGAGAGATTAGAAGAGTATGATAAATTATATGGTAAATTCGTATGGGTTACGGACATGTGTCTAAAAGATGGGAAAATAAGAAAGGTAAAAGCCAGAATAGAAGATTGTGGTGGTCTTTTATTAGCCGACACTCCTGGTCGTTACACCCCTTATCAGATAGGGGATTGTGCTTTTGAAAGCAAGGAAGAGGCTTTAAAACATGCAGAGGAACAGAGAACGGATTTAATTAAGTCTCTTAAGTTACAAATACACGAACTTGAAAATCTAAAATTTAAATGCGATGATTGAATAATTTGATTATTTTACAAATAACGATTACATTTACGATATAAATCATTCAAATGAGATTAGTTGAAAGGCATATAGTTAAAGACAACCGGTTTGAGGATATTTGCTTCAAATCCGGCTTGTTATATAATTATGTTCTTTACAACATTCGTCAAGGAATCTTTTCAGGTAACTATTTAAAGGAATTTGATTTATCAAACAAACTTTGCAAAGAAAACCAATTCGATTTCAGGAATTTACCTAATCATGTATCCCAACAGGTGATTAAACAGGTATTTAAAAACATAAAATCCTGGATAAAACTCAAGAAGGATTTTGAAAAGAATCCTTCTAAATACGGAAATCATAGACCTCACCTTCCATCATACAAACAAGGTAAGAAACAAAACATGGTTGTTTTCACCAACTGCAATTGTAGGGTAAAGGGTGATAATTGTATTTATTTTGTTAAAGATATAATCAAACCTATCAAAACAAATGTAAAGAAAGACGAACTAAAACAAGTTAGAATAATCCCTCAAGCTACATGTTATGTAGTAGAGGTAGTTTATGAAAGAAAGGAAACTGATCTTGGTTTAAACAAAGACAATTTTCTTTCGATTGATTTAGGATTGAATAATTTATGTTCATGTATTAGTAATGTAGAAACTAATTCTTTCATTATAAACGGACGGGTTATGAAATCAGTAAATCAGTGATACAATAAGAAGAAAGCTAAGTTGATGTCTTTTATTGGTAATAAGGGAACTTCAAATAGAATAAGAAAAATTACTTTGTTTAGAAATTGTTGGATAGAAGACAAATTGCATAAAATCAGTAGATACATTGTAGACTTTTGTAAATCTAACAATATAGGAACAATCATCATTGGATTAAACAAAGAATGGAAAAACGAGATAAATATCGGTAAAAGGAATAACCAACATTTTGTTTCTATTCCTCATTCTAAATTGATTGATAAGATTGTTTACAAAGCAAATCTTTTAGGGATAGAGGTAATTACTCATGAGGAATCTTACACATCAAAGATTGACCATCTTGCTTTTGAACCTCTAAAGAAACAAGAATCCTATTTAGGGAAAAGAAAGAAACGTGGATTATTCCAAAGTTCCGTTGGAAAGCTAATTAATGCTGATATTAATGGAGCTATAGGAATAGCAAGAAAAGTAGTCGGTGATTCTTTCATTGGAAAGATAATCGATAGTGGATTTGTGTTTAATCCGGTTAGAATAAATATTTTGTGATATAAGGTTGAATCTAATGAATAAAATGAATAATTTTAATAACATTAACTACGCAGCAAAAGCCAGAAGAGCTTATTTGATAAATAATTTCGATAAGATTCTTAACAGTCTTAACACGCTTCATTCAACGGTTGAGACCATGACATTGTTCGTAAACGACCAGGCTTATAATTACATTCTTAAGCTAAAGGAAGTAATTAAAACCAGTCCTATGTATAAGCACAATATCAAGCGTCTTTTAAATGACATGGACAAAGAGATAAAGAGGTACAATGCTTCTATCTACTACATAAATAAAGAGCGTAGTGAGGTTATAGCTGATATAACACAAGCGATGGAAGATTGCCTCATGCCATACATAGACGACCTGGCCGGCGCTATAAGGGCAGCCGTGTGGTCGAGGGGTGTGTCCGAGGAGCGGACGGAAGCGGCGGTACTGTCCCTAATCGTATCCTCCTTGGCCACGACATCAGGCAGACTTATTTCAGGTGGATATCAGATCATGAAAGAAATGGGTGGTGGATGGGGTGGTAATCCATTTACGTTTATGAGCATTGATAAGATAAGACACTTATCTACATCATTATCTGATGCTATTACCGGTGGAGAAATAGCTCTTGAAGAAAAAGAAGCCAATGACATAACTAAGGCAATGGATGTTTTTATTGAGAAAATGTCTGATTCGGATATTGTTGATAAGGTAATTAGCATACTCGAAGAGGCAGAATCTAAAAACAAGGAGGAGCGATCGTGAATTATTTGGATGGGTATGTAGAAGAAGTTCTTTCCGAGCCGTACTATGATGATTACGGCTCTGGGATTTTTAGGTGGTGGGTAAAAGTATCTTACGTTTGTGAAGGCATAGGAGCTGTCACTACCTTAATGTTTGATACAAGAGAAGAAGCGGAAGCAGTAAAAACAGGTTATAAATTTTTATGTTGAAAAAATATGAGGTATTTTATTTTATTGATGGCACTTGTGTTATCATCATGTTCGCATGATGATAGTCAGGTTAATAACGGATGGGTTATATATGATCTACGTCCTTTAGAAGATGGATGTATAATGTATTATGGTGAAGACGAAAGAATTTCAATATTTTATAATAATAGGCTTATAAAATTCGTTGGACGCCAAGGGGAATACAATATCGGAGATTCTATTAAGATCGTAAAAGTGAAATAATATGGAAAATAATTTAAAACTCGTATGCCCAAAATGTGGCACCCCTCACCAGCCTCATTCTCCGCACACGATGGATGCAGATGGATTTGAAAGGAGTGAGATAAGAACTGTCATGGAAGACAGGGGATGGTGCTACGAATGCTCTTTTTGGCAAAACTTGTACGACAAGCACAAAGACGATCCTGGATGGGTTAGGATAGACGGTGTAAGCTGGGTGCTTAAGCCTATGGTGGAAAACGTACCGAGCGGATGGAACAGCCTTGGATGTGGTGGAAGAAAAATGTATATCAATATCGAAGGGAAAGGCATTGTTACATCAAATAACTGCTGGTGTCAAGGTGATGTTTCGGACGCATTCAAGGATCTTATGCCTGATAATGCTACTTGGGCTACGAAGGAGGAATTTGACAAAGCTCCTGTAGTAGGACATATCATAGAAGGTATTGGTTTAGTTTTCACAGATAGGGGAGGTCATGAAGTTAATGCTTAGAAACTTATTTCATGTTCTGCTTATACAAGAAAAGATGGTAACTACAACAGTCCCCAACCATACAATAGGCGTACGGTTGGGGACTGTTGTCATATCGTAAAATTAAGTGTTTTTTCTAATATCAGGTATTCAGTATGAACTTTACTTCCGTCATCATCTATCAAGTCCAAATTAATATAAGCTGTATATGATACATGATGATCACCAGGAGCAAGACGTTCCATTTCTGATAAGAACATAGAATTTAAACCTTGGCCAGACCATGATTCTGGATATGGCAAAGGTGTAAAGTCGGCGTCTGTACATCTTACAACCCAAGTAAGATTAGGATCTGCCCTAACTATTCTATCATGAGGTCCATCAATTACAAGATCTGGCATCTCATATTGGTAACTATCATAATTAAGGACAATAGGATCACCAAAGTTTACACCGTATATAGCAGCAGGTGGAGTAAAGCTTGTTATTAAAAAGGTTCTATTAATCCTATTGGTTGTTCTTAGCGTAAACTCATCAGGTACTATCACACTTACTCTAAATCCATAATAAGGAGAGGTTGTTAAAGCAATAGCAAGAACCACCGAATCCTGTTCAAGCAATTCCTCTGTCGTATCAACCTGACTATCGATCTCTTGCCTATCTTCCATTGGAACACCGCCTTGGACACTTATGGAATCCAGCCGTTCTTTTTTAGACAGAAAGATAAATTGCCCACCCTGTGGAATGGTGCCTACTTTCTTTCCTTCTACGATTACCCCCCCCCCTATACAATCGCTAACTATCTTATACTCATATAGTTTAGCATTATTTTCAAATCTTCTTCTCATAATTTCATAAAATTAATTCAGTAAAAGGACGGACATAATGTGAACTACCCCTTGAACCTGTATCCAAATGATCTCCTTGGATGTTTATATCATAATACCACGAATAGCTAAATTTTGTATTTCGAGTGGATGTCCACATTCTATTACTCATTATCGTACCTCCTACCATTAAAAGGCATTCGTTTATTTCATTCGCATACAATGATATCAAAAAAACTCTCCGGCTCCACCTACATATCCATTTTGACCATTTTTAAATAAATAGCTATTAGCTTTATTAAAAGCGTAATCTGTATTACTGGTATCATATTCAAGATACGCATTCTGATTTTCACGCCCCCAATAATCCTTTTTAATAGTTCCCATATGAGAACTATCTTGTGCAAATATATTGTCTATTTCTCCATCCTTACCCCAACGAAATGTGCCAATATATTCGGTGGCTATAACAAAACACACTTTATCTACAAGAGCTATTCCATTGCATAGATCATTGGAATATCCTTTATTAGACCAATTTTCTTTTGTATATAATCCTCCATCTACATGTTGGATGTATATGCCTTTATTGATTATAAGCGAGGGATTTACCCCCATCCCTATTTGAAATCTTCGTCTCATGATTTTTGTTTGCAAGATAGCAATAATTGACAACATAAAAGAAACCGGTTCTCTATCATCTCTGACTGAGAACCGGTAAGAAAACAATTTCAGAAAAAATTAAACCTACATAATCTTTCAAGTAAGAACAAAAAAACGTACAATCTACTCTTTGACGATGCTAATATAACATATTGGAATCATACAAAAACAATGCAAGTCCGATATTCTTCGTCTATTTGTAACTAACGTCATCGTCTCCTTCCGAATCAGGAGTAGCGCCGATGAAGAACATCATTGACTTGTTGTTCGTCTGCTGCCACCAATTATAGGCGCGCGCTACGTCTTCCGGCGTCTTGATATTATACCATTGTTTGATAAACGTCTGTTTGGCGAGTTGCCTAAATAACTTAGACTCTCCCTTGTATGTACCGGATGTTACTTTATCAAGTGAATAATTCCTAAGATCGGTAAGATCCTTCAGTTTTCGCCCCATAACAAACGGATCGTTAATGATATCTACCACGTTAAGCTCCATAATAAACGGCATCTGTGAAGCTATTTCGTTTATGGTTCTGAATCCGACATAGGATCCAAATTGAGTAAGCCAACTTTCTTCGTTTTCATCATCATCACGCCATCCGGCAAGAAGCATAGATACGGCCTGCATGATAAGGAACGTGCCGGCATAGACACTGAGGTGTTTGAGATTAGTTTTTTCTACCTCATTCATATTGTCTTTATTTTCGTTCCAGGCATCTATGATGTTTTTCATACCAGACTCGGAAGCCAGGCTAAATGTTTTGGCTATCATATTCTTTAACGTAATTGACAACCCTTCCTCTTCTTGCATTGTCTGGAAATTGAAGCCACGTCTTTTCCACAGACGTTGAGCTGCCAGCACCAGCCAGCCTCGGTGGGCGGTCATGAACCTGGCTATCCAGTTGCGCGATGCGGCAGTTCGGTTTTCTTCATTCAAAGATCCGTTACATATCTGCGACAAGCTACGGACTTGATTCCTGGTTATAGCCATCTGGGTTTCAACTTCCTCAACAGTAACACCCGATCCCGGCTTTACAACCACCTTTCCATCCACGACGTCTACCATACTCCATAAAGTACGATCTTTTAATGCGTTCCATTCTCTTTTTATGGTACTCTGTTCTTTATTGCGTTCTTTTTCCATCTTGAAATCTTGGAACGTGTAGAACCGGCCTTTGTAATAACGAACATTGTCCATAGTAGCAATCATAACCTGCGGATCAAGAGGGTAGTTCAGGATTTCCATAAAAGCATACATAGGCGAACGCATTAAGGTCCTGGCCGCTCTATTGTATCCGGCACCATACATACGATTTCGGATATTGAATATCCCCATTCTCTCACCTATGACATATAATTTGCTTTTCCTATCTATGTCTCCGGTTTCTGCTATACAAGATGGCGCAAGACGTGAAAACTCAGCCGATGCGTATTTAAGGGAGTCTTTGCTTATATACTGTCCTACGGCAGATTCCATGATGAGGTTGATATGACCTGTCAGGGCGCCGGTAGCTGCCACAAACGGAGACAGTGCCAAGTTCATAACCGACATAAATCTTTCAACAGCCATCATAATTCTTGTAAGGTCTACCGTATATCCTCCGATGTTCACCGTAAGTTTTTTGGTGTTCATCCTAATGCCATAATAATGATCGTTGAAGAAGTCCCTGAACATCTGATATGCTTGGGTTGCTTCAGCCTTCTTACCGCCCTCAAATTGTTTGTTCAGCAACATCTGCTCCAGTCCTTGGGCAAGCTCTATAGACTTCTGCTTTTCGTTGTATAACGATGACTGCATCATAAGCATCGAATAAGAGTAGCCAAAATCGTGAGATACATCATCTTGGTTCTCCAATTCATATATGTAGTATTTAGGTATAGACCTAAGTCTGTCTTCCGGGTCATATACTTCCCCTTGCCTGGTCTTACCATATAGAGAATCGTCTACTCTGTCCAGGCACAGATCTGATACAAAATTACGAACCGTATTTTTGAAGTTAATACCCAATCCTTCCATACGTTCTATGTCTTGTTTTGATATCTGTGGAATAGCATACAAATTGGGACTCTGCTCTTTGTATAGATCAAGGGATTGTCTTTTTATTTCCTTGAGTTTTTGAATCATATTCCACTGCTCTACGTTTTTAGTAGCAACTTCATTACCGTCAGCATCATACTTGATACCAAAGTCATTGAAATACGATTCATCACGATACAGGCTTTTCTTAGGCATGCGATGACCATACCCATGATCTTTTACATAATCAGGATTACGGCCGCTATTTTCGGCTTCAGATTCAGCCACCCATGCCCTTGCAGGATCGAAAGACAGGTACGATATGTCCATGCCATAATCTTGGGTGGATGTACCGTTTTGTACGTCCTTAACCATCTGCGCCACATCTATCTCACCTCGACCTATTTTGTCGATCATGGCCGCATATCCGGTAGGCGCCATGCGTTTATAGTACGAAAAGACCTGGCTCCTGGCAAATTCATTAACGATATCGTTCACTTCAGCTACTCCGTTATCGTGTCCAAATATGTCAGACATCTTAGCTCTAACCACATTCCTAAAATCTCTACGATCTAACTTTTTATCTATTCCCAATTTTTCTGACAAGTAGTTGGTTTCAGAGACGGTAAACATATACCTGTTATCTTGAGCCATGAATAACTTATCTCTAAGAGCCTGAATCCTTTTGGCTTTTTTGGCAGTAGTATGACGCTGTGCAAACTGCCATTCAATTTCCTTAGAGTCAGCAAGAGCATTTAAATAAGACTGATTGACTTCGTTTTCAGCTTTACTGCTTTTAGTAAGGTATTTATCAATATCTTCAAGACCCACCATCTTAGCATAATCTATCAAAATAGCGTAATCGGCTTCAATAGCTTCAGATGCGGCCCTAAAAGCATCTCTTTCAGATAAGGTAAATGTCGCTTCATTAATTTCTCCGATATCAGCCACATCGCGATTGTTTCCGATTATTTCCTTGATAATAGCCTTATTTTTTTCTATATCTTTCACAACAGAATCCACGTCAGTCGCATCTCTATCACTTGTCGTAGAGCTAATGATATCATGCGCCATTTTAAGATACGAAGCCTTGTTATTTGATTCGGTACGTGCCGACTGTTCCGATTCTACATCATTCCAAAACCGATCATTAAATGACAGGTGACCTCCCAACATAAGTGTCTTCAGCGCAGCTTCTCCTCCCGACTCGTTCTGAATCGTTCTCAATTTTTGCAAAAACGATTCTGATACGGCATTAGTAACATTATTTGATTCCTTTCTCCAAACTTCATTTATGGCTTGTATTTCTTTAGCCATCTTAAGCTGGTCTCCGGTTTTTTCAACACGTCTGGTACCAACATATATGTATTCCGAAGCTGCTTCCTTACGTTGTTTACGAAGCAGTCCTTCTTCTTCGTAATTGCTGCTTTTAAAATAGGCAACCTCATCAAAATTACCACCGCTATCAATAAAAGGCTGTCTCAATATCCGTTTTTGCCGGGATAGGGCATTAAGGTATTCTTTGGTTGTTTGAGAAACCGGATGCCCTAATTCTTCTTCAGCCTTTTTGTATATGGATTCCATTCTTGTGGCATAACTTTCGCTAAATTCCAGTTCCGAATTTTCAGCATCCCACTTTTCCATCTGTTCTGTATAAATCTTTTCCTGCTCGATGGTAAAAATATCGGTATTAACTCTATCAGACGATGGTTTGAATTTAGCGTTTTCAGTAACCGTATTTCCATCCTTGTCAATTACTTCTCTTTTAAATACGTAATTACGGTTATTGTCAACCACATCACCAATTTCTTCTTCTGATATCTCTATGTTCATGGCAGTCGCAAACGCTCGCATCTGCGCCAGCTTCTTATTACGATCGTATTTAGCCATATCAAGAGCACTACGAAGGTAATTAGAAGTTTTGCCGTCTACTTTCTGAAGCAGTTTTTCAAATTCAGATTTGTTAAAACCATGCTTTTTAGTATATGCCAGGAAGTCGGATATGGCGGGCTGGGCATTCACCATCGCATTGTAATTGTCTTTGGCAATCATAGCTCCAAGAGCGTTATTGAACGGACTGGAAGAATGCTCTAATATACCGAACCACCTACTTATCCAAGAGACATCATGTTGAACTTTGTCAAAAAATTCTTTTACTCTCTTTACCTTATCTGCCGGCACATGAAGTTCGTTCATTAACTTATCAAGCAACGTACTTTCATCAAGGTCTTGTACTGATTTAATATCAGATTGAATACCATTGATGTCGGCAATGACGGTATTGATCCTATTTGTATAATCCTGCTTTTCACGTTCATCAAATTCGGTACTTCTGTTACGGATATATCCTCGAAGATCGTTCATGATCGGAAGAACCTGATTGTTGATAATATCTACGTTCTTTCGATCATTGGTATTGAAGTGAAGCTTACCGTCTTTGGTATCACCATGAAGGATGGTGTTCACCACATTGCTTAAGTATCTGACCTGAGCTTCGGCTGTGGAGATCATGCTGTTCATGGCAGCCGCCATCTCATTCTTGTCTATTTCGGTCTCTACTTTATTTATCTTATCTTCTATGGTCTTAAGCTGCGCAAGGGTCATAGACGTAGTTACAGCCCTATCAGAGCTTATCTGACGTAAGTCTCTTAATGTTTTTCTTAGTGATCTGATCTTAGACTCAAGAAACTTGTTCTTGTTCATAGAAGAAAGGGAGTATAATGTAAAATCATTATCCTTTAACAGAGAGGTGTCAAATCCTTTATCTATGTCGGTAATAGCAAGATCGCGAATGTTTTTAATAACGTTATTCAAATCTTGTCTTTGGGTTGATAAAGCTGATTTAAGCCAGCTTACGATTCCAGAGAGAAGCTGCCGGACGCGCCCCAGGAAGGAGGTGGGCTCTACCGGCGCCTGTGCTGTGCCGGTCTGCATCTCCCTGGCGAGGATCTTTCCAAGAATTTCCCTCCTAACAGCATTATCAAGCTCAGCTCCTTCATATACCTTACCGTATGTATTATAATACTGACCTGCATATTGGTTCCACTCTTCCGTACCTTCTACATCTTGCAGAACAGCCTCAACAGCATTCTGATCTCTGTATGCCTCTACAAGGAAGTGGGCTGTTTCTTCTACTAAATCAGATAAAGTAGCATCTTCACCAACTGCTATTACGTTATTGGCAATATCCGCCAATGCCTTAGCAGAAGGTTCATGCCCGTATTTGGTTTGGTACTTCTCTATATAATCGGTCATACCTATGACACTAACGCCAAGCGTTTTCAGTATCTCGACAATAGAATTTCGTTGATCACGTTCCTGCCTGCTATAATCTGATACGATCTTAGCTTTAGTATCAGCATAAAGATCGTTGTCTTCTAATATGAATGAAACTACAAGCGCATCAAAATGATCGTACTTGGCGTCCAATTCATTGTATCTTCCTGACTTGAGATCGTTCTTTATCTGCTCTTTGCTAACCCTTTCCGTTCCTCCGGTAGCGAGCCTCATAGTTACCTTACTATTATCCAACGAGCTTATGGTTATCATACCCTGGTCGTTCATGGAAACATCTGAACCAAAATGATTACGGAGCTCGGTGTAGGATAAGGCTGAATTGAAAAGTCTAATTTGTCCTGTATGACCTTCTCCTGTAAGATAATAGCTTCTTGTTTCAGGATCGAATATCTTAGATCCGGACAAAAGACCTTTCTTTATAAGGTAGTTAATTATCCCGCCTTTTGTTGATAAAGAAGTAGAAGCAGAAGCGGTCATGACCGGTATAAAAGATTTGGGATTATTAAGAACATACTTTCCAGCTTTGTAAGTAATGTCTGCCACGCCATTCACGGTAGATTCTTGAACGGTTCCTGATAAGAATCCTATTCTAATATCATTCCCGCCAGAGCGAAGAGCTTCTCCGTAATCTTCAAATAATTGACTACGATCGTTCATGAAAAACAAACGAGGCTCTCCAGTCTGATACGTTACACCCACAGGATTAGAATCTGTTTCTGGTAGCTCTTCTGGGCTAAATATCTTAAGACCGTCTTTTATAACCATATAATTAACACCCTTATCCTGTACCATAAATACGGGAGTAAAGTCCGAAGATATAGCATCTTGTAGATACTGCCCGGCGTCTATTCCAGGTCCTTCCGGTACGGAAATGCTTGACGTAACCATAGCATCCACCAACATAATATTATCACCCAGATTTTGGCTGTAGAATCCAAAGCCCGATTCTTGGATTTCATAAGGTGCATCTGATTTTGACACAAGAACAGGGTTACTCATCTTAGACGCCTTATCCAGCACCCTTTCTCTATAGGCTTCTGGGATAAGGTCGATGTTAGATTTTACCTTATTATAAGCCTGTTTATTAACAGGTACATTCCTTCTCCAGTCACCAAAAGCCTTTAAGAACTTATTAGAAAATACGGTTTTAAAAACAGTAGTAGCCCGTTCCCTATTCTCCATAAGAGGAATAGATGCTATTTTATCAAACAACATAGACCTGTCCCCTGATCTGGTAGAGACAGAAACAACTTTCTTTTTATTATCTCTTTTAATAATACACGTTGATGTCATAGTAAAACATTTTTGTTATGAGACAAAGGTAGTTAAAAATCAAGCATATCATAGAAAATAAAGCCATCTAACTTCTCAGTCTGATGGCTTAAAAATGATATGAAAAAAAATTATAATCTGATGAAAAATCGTCAAGTTCAGCTTATATGTAATGCATGTACCCATCTCGGTGTATAAACCTTCCCGATTCAAAGCGCTCAATATCTTCAGGGCAAATAGGGCCCGAATCCTCTCTCCTGGCTTCAAACCAAAGCCCCGGCTTACGAAGTCGGCAAGTTATGATATAATTGAAGCAATTGTGCGTAAAATGGAAAACAGATCCTACAGGGAAATACCTATCAGCTTGAAATACGATTCTTTTTCGTTTAGTATCAAACGTGATATCTCCTACTATCTTAGCCACGTAATAGCTTCTGCCATTTAACGTTTCATCTGTTTGTGGTATCCAATAATAACCTCTTGCCATGCCACAAATATATAAAAAAAGTCGGACAAGATACATGTCCGACTTTATATTACTTTGATTCGTTTTCAAACCGCTTTATAAGAGAAGCAATATCATCACCACAAACAAACATCATTCGACGTTCTTCTTTTGGTTTATGAGACACTGGGATGGTTTTGTTTATCTTAATCTGATTCGCCAGACCTCTGCCTAAACGAATATCAACTTTTTTACCTTTCATGAATTATTTGTTTAAACAGACCAATTCCATCTATTATAATATGACCGCTTTGCATACGACCATTATTAGGATTATGTAGAAAATTGAAACCACTTTCTTTTTCCTGTCTTTCAAAAGAACTGATATCCTTTCCTCTACGGGCTCTTTCAAAAAGCTTTCTTGAACAACTTGCCTCTAAAGGTCTTGACGAGGATCTTGGTAGCGTTATTGCCGGCTTTTACCATTGTTTTCCTTGTCTGGTCCTCCGAGACAAAACTGCTTCGGAAAACATACGATGCTGCTGCTTGTATATCCTGCTTGGTAATCATATGCAAAACATTCCTTTCAGAATACTGGTCTTTATTCCGTATATCAATTTCATGTTATCTCTATCATATACGCCAAAAAAGGATTCACTGGGGTCCTTTGGATTTACGCTCAGTTGAATTATGCAATTGTAAAGATAGACCTTAAGTTCATAATTATCAGAGTATCTATCCTGTATGTTTTCAAATGTCTTAATTAATTCTTCAACAAGTACTCTGCTAAATGAAAAAGGTTCTCTACAATCACCTTTAAATATGATATGATTTAAATCATTGGTATTATCAAATTCGTACTCTACCCGACTGTCGTCCATCATATCATAAGTGATTGACTTTTTGATTTTAAATCCCATATTATTTTGTTTTTTAGTTAATATAGATCTTCTGAATACAATTGTTCTCTAATGGCACTCCTATCTACTACCATTTCCTGATTATTGCTCTTAACAAGTTCAGATGCTTCCTCTCTTGTTAAAAACTGATTCTTGCTTGTCAAAAATCCTTGAACACTACAGTTTTTATGGGCTATACCGTATGCCGCAAGTTGAGATAGTATAGAGGGGTGTCTCAATCCACAGAACACGGTGCCGGATGGTATATTGGTGGGCTGATAGGGTCGTTTCTTGTCGTCCTGTACCCAGATGGCCGCGCATATCACGATTTCTTTATTACACATGACTATAAATTTAATATTCCGTTTTTGCCAATATGTTTCTTTTCTTCTTCGGTAGGCCATTCTTTCTTGAACTTACCGTGCCACGTTCCAGGAACTACCACCTCTTCGCCTCCCTTACTATATTCAATAGCGGCACATTCAGAACAAAGAGGCTTGCTTTCATATCCCTTTAGCGACTTATCGTAAATACGATTCTTACAAGGTCTTATAAGAGCCCAGTAATATGATGTGGCTGTATTATCTATACAGCCACATTTTGAACATACAAACAAGCTCATTCCGCAATCTCCCAGTCATTAGACATAATATCATGTTCGGTTGGATTCCAATTTGATGCTACTTTTTGACCTGTATCTACCATCAATATATTTACGTCAGACATACAGATATACTTTTTACCCCAATCGATTCTTTTTATCTTACGACCTAATTTAAGCCGTTCTAAAGCCTGTTCGAATGTCATGCCACGACGAGGCAGTTTGAGATACTTTTTAAGTCTGTCGGCAGCTTCATTTGGTGTATGGCCATCGTATTCGAAAGCGGTTTCTCTTTCAGGAACATCAAACAAATCCCAGTATTTGCTTTCATAGTGATTAGATACCTGACCGGTAGGTAGGATCGCCATCACAATAAACCAATCATCAGAACCGAAGCATTTTTCTCCGTCGCTGTGTCTCCTTGATTTGCAAACTTCAACCTGTCCGCTTCTGGCTAATAGATTAAAGAAGGCAGCGTTATACAACATGCGATACCTATACAATTCATTGAAAGTGTGGTATCCGTCAGAGACTTCTCCCACGTCTACAGGCTTCTTGTTTTGAATACTACCCAAAATGTTCTCTATATAGAGCTGTATTTTATACATACCCATTTCGGTGTGGCCGTATTTGTTCAAGATATTATTGACATCGTATTGTATATTAAAATCTTTTTCAAATTCTACTTCAGGATGATTAGGATAGCAGTAGTCCACTGATGCTTCTAACACAGACTTTATGTGTTCTATTATCCTCGCAACATCATCATGTTTAAAAAAATGCTTAAATCTTTCAACGAATTTAATATCTTCGTTGATTGCTGATTCGAACTCTTCTTTTGTCATCACTCTAATTACATCTTTTTTTAAATCGTCTAATCCCATGATTTATTTTAAATTAGTTGTTATTATACTTTTTTTATCCTACAATACAAATCCAATAAGAACTCAGCAGAAAAACCATCCCATGCATTATTCTGCCAAATATCTACTTTGTTAACAAACCAAGACCATATGGGACCCTCATATGAAGAATCAGATGATGATCCCAATCCGATTTCCTCCATTTCATTCGCCACATCAGAATAAGGATCTAAATCGACTCCCCTAATCATGTTAATAATATCACCCTTGTCTAATGTAAATTGAAACCGCTCCTTGTTAGTAAGCGAATCTTGATTCAATTTACCAGTCGCAAGCCATTCTCCATCATGATACAATTCGGCAAGTTTCTTTACCTTATTTTTAAGAAAAGAATACTCTTGTGTGACTTCTATAAAATCAGCTTCGTTAGCTTCACCCTCTATGAAGATAACGGTTTTGCTTCCAGGTCTATGATCGTCTAAGCTTGCCGGGATTCCCAATATCGTCCATCCTTTAAACTCAGCTATCTTAAAACGCATGACATCAAACACCTTATAGAAATCATCACAATCTACAGATTCTATTACCTTAATATCCTCTTCTGTGAATTTACCTCGTATTGGAATAACGTGATGACCGGGGCAGCCATCGGTTCCGAAATATGCGATTCTAACCACGATATTTACAATATTTTAATTTATTTTGCTAAAACATTCATATAACATGGCACATCTACCACATCTCTTCTACGAAGTCCCTTATCAAAATAGGAAACCATATAAGTATTTTTACCTTCGTGATCAGGTCTGGGATCAAAACATTCAAAAACGAATCTTGTTATACCTTCCAAATGACCAAGCATGAAAACAAATTCGCCACTGTATCTTTTATTAGCCAATTCTTCTACAGTCATAATCTGTCCCCTCCTAATCCTGAATTGATGCTAACGTACTTAACACGGACATCATTTCCACGTCCAAGCTGACCCCAGCCGGGCGATGGCGTTCCCTTGGCCGGAGCAGGGACAGCCCTAAGCCGAGACCAGTCCTGCTTTTGCCTCATGGCTTCAGCCTCTTTGTAATACCGGTTACACAGTTCTTGATCTTCGTAACCAACGTAATCTTCCTTATTTTCCATATAGAATACTTTTTCAACAAAAGTACGACATTCATGTATTAATTAGATTTAAAATAAAACAATATGAATTAAAATAAAAACCCGATACGTTAAAATCGCATCGGGCCTGGTATTGAAAAAAAATAGGTTCAGATCTTGGGTAAAGATTCGAGCCAATTTTTAACATCTTTATATTTAGGGTCTTTGTCTATTCTATCTTTCAGTTCATGCAATGCTGAGTCCATAACCGTATTCGGTACGCCAATCAACTCTCCTATTAAATACAATGGGGTTTTATTCGATTTAGATTCGTGTGCTATATTCATGTCAAAAAAAAGTTATGTGAAACAAACCGGCCACGGGTATTCTATTGCCCGCCGACCGGTATAATATTTTTATTCCTTTTTTTCCAAACGGGAAAAACGGGAATGCGGGAATCATATTTTTTACTATGGCTCCCGCACCACCGGAAGGACCTGGATCTGGATCTCAGGTCAGATCCTTCCAGTTTATTTTTTCGCCGAGGTAATCTTGCACGGCAAGCCATCTTATAAAGGCTACTCCTTCGGGAGCATCCGGATCATCCAAATACATTAACGTAGCTTTCACCAACTCGTTCTCACATTTGAAGACCTTCGGAAAACCATCCGAATAGTACATTGCAAAGACATATTGGACATCGCCCCATGTCGCTTTATCCGGCTTCTTCGCTCCGCACTTTTCAAAAATATCTTTTATTTCCGGCTGCTTCCAGATCCTCTTGGATCCATCGACGTTGACCATCTTCTTTACCGCCTCATCAGCGAGAGCATTAGAAAAATGGTAGCCGTAAGTATCTACATATTTCTGATAAGCTGGATCCTCTGCGTCTGCTCCTCAATAAGAACGACCTCTGCCACGTCCGCGACCTCTACGCATCTGAGGTCCGTCACCGTAGTATCTGTCGTCTCCATAGTAATCGGTCGGGTAGGATTCGTAACCCATCCTCCGGTATTCCCGGTCCTCCATTTCATGACGACGTTCGCGCTCTTCAAGCCTTCTTTCCCTTTCTTCCAGCTCGTTTTCGCGTTCTTCCATTTCCTTCATCTTCTCATGCATACCGTAATGATCATAAGGAGGAAGGAACCCATGTCCGTACTCCATGTACGTCCCATCAGAACGACGGCTTCTGCCTCTGCCTCCACCTCGCCTATCTTCTATCTCATCATATCCAGGATATTCTCTGTGTCCTGAATTTAAATCATATACTATCATATTATACTTATTTCAAACGTTCTACAATTAACTTCTTTAAATCTTCGAATGAATCAGTAAGGTCATTCACCTTATTTTCTATACCAGCTATTTTACGATCCTGCTCTCTCGTTTGTTTGAATGCCGGATTGATGTCTTCTAATATAGATTCACAAGCCTCTATCTTGGCACGATGGGCATCTACGCTATTTATTATGTCTTGACTGGTGTTTTTTATAGCATTCAGTTCGTTCATAATCGGATCTATGCTGGTAGATAATGTTATGCCCATAGCCTTAGCCACATTCTGGGATTCCGGGACCGTATAGGTCTTGGTTTCGCCAGTGAGCTCTACCGTCAGATCCACCACGCGGGTCTGCATCGCCTGATACTGACCTGGCTGAGGAGGAAGATACCTGGGTTCGGATACGGCTACTACCTTTCCCAATTCGTATTTAGGTACTGTATTAGTATCAAGGGTATGTACCTGAAACCCTTTCTTCAAATCTGAAAACATGATCAAAATATTAGTTAGGTGAAAATAGGGTGATGATCTTCATCACCCTACTGAAATCATTTACCTGCTTTAACTTCAGACGCCTGGGCTGTTGTTGTCGGAACACAACAATCCATTAATCTTAACACGCCACGAACTTTATTGAAGTACAGAAGGCGTTCTGTGCCATTTACCATAGCAGCACCCGTGACAGCTACGTTAATAGGGTTCACGACATTCACTCCCGTAACCGGGCAACAGGTGTCGGCTCCTACTGTTGAAACTGTGCTGTTTGCCGGGACCGCAATCTGTACCGGTAGAGCACTTCCGGCTGTGGGGACTACTTGCCTTATCTTAAGAAGGATAAGACCCTCACACGGAAGGGCGATCCAAGCCCGTGGGTTAATACCGAAGACTGTATTTGTCGTACTGACAATAACATTCTTCGTAACCATCTCATACAACGATCCTATTTTAGAAACACAAGCCATATTAGCCTCCTTTCTTAATAAAATCAGACAGCAGCGTTGTTATTGCAACATCCGTTGTTACATCCGCATCCGTTATTACAGCAACCTCCTCCGAATACCTGTCCCCAAGTATAAGCCTGGTAAGGAGAACAAGAGGGGTAGGCCGGGACGGCCGTCGGGCGTAATTGACCAACGATATTCTGGGTTTGTTGCTGAGATAATGCCGAAGCTGTCAAAGCCGCTTTTTCTTCACGAAGTTGAGCAATAGTGTTCTGCATCTCCCTCATTTCCAACTGACAGAATTTGTCGTTGATCATAACGGTTTGGGCGTCAAGTTTCGCAGACAAGATATTGAATTGGCTTGTAGCTTGCTCACGATTGTTAGCCAGACCTTGGTTGAGACCATTCTGCAAGATATTGGTTTGTTCCAACGTGCGAAGCTGGTTATCAAAACCTTGCTGAGTAATCATTCCCTGAGTCTGGCAAGTGCTTTGATTGATCAACGAACTCAGATTGCAGCAGCAAGAGCTGATTTGATTTCCTATTTCACAACCTTGTTGTTGAACTGCGTTGATAACAGCCTGAGAAGTCATACCTACCTGACCAGCTACTTTATCAATAGCACCCTGTACGTTGCAGATAGCGTTCTGAAGTTGAGTAGTAGAACAGTTCAAAGCAGAAGCAATCTGATCTATGGCGCTACGATTACCTTGAATTGCCTGCATCAAAAGTTCACGACCGTAATCGTTATTCAACTGAGCCGGCAAACCATTGGCGCAACAATCACCGCCATTTCCAAAACCGTTACCGAAGCCGCGTCCACCCCACAGCCAGAACAAAACAATTATCCAGAGCCACCAACCGTTAGCCCCACCGAAACCGTCCTGGTTGTTACGACCGTTCATCAAAGCCGCCACCAGATTCGGATCCATTTTATTACCACCTATCAAATTAGCAAACATGCCGGGAATCATTGAAAGAAGACCGTTAGTGGCCGCACCACCACCGTTAGCCCCGGCTCCATCTAAAAGGACGATTTTATCACCACCCATAATTTTATAGTATTTAATTGTTAAACATACGTGCATGAAGCACGTAACAAAGACCATGATTGCAGGGTGGAACAAGGCTGAGTTTGTTTCCGATAAAATGGAAGGATTTTCAGTAAAAACGGAAATATAATATACAACGAGTAGTTTTCCCCATTTATGGGGAAAAATTGATAATCAGCAACTTTCGCTTTTCCTTTTTTGGGTAAAGCGCTGTAAATCAAAACAGGATCCGCATCACTGCGAATCCTGCCTCAACTAATCTAAACTAAAATACCATGAAAAACTTTTCCCTACTAAAACTAAAGAACGAACAAATGTATGAAAATACATGCTTTTCACAAAGAATCCGTATCCTGTTCTTTGGTATGGTTAAGTACATGGGATATAGTTCTGATACTTAATCCGGTTTGATTTTGTATCAGATTATAAATATAGGATTTTGAAACTACAGTTCTTAATTGACCTAAATCATTCATAATGTTTTTATACATAAGATGAATGCTGTTGTTACGTTTGATGGTACTGATTCTCATTTCCTACTGTTATTAGTTACGTTCGGTTCTTACTTTTCCCTATTTTCTATAATCCCTTCCTGAAACTAATATCGCAAACTTAACAAAAATAATTCATAAACAATGAAAATCTAACTTTTCTTGTATGTTATTGATATACGTACATATATGAGAAAAGTGAGACTTTCACAAGCCTCACTTTCCAAATCGTAATTATGAAAAAACTATATATATACAAAAATTACCTGCATTCCAATTTATTAAGATCATCCAATTCAGACTTGCTTACGGTCATATCTTGCGTCAAGCCAGATCTGTTTTGGTATGGAGCGTAATCGGTTTCTACCGTCTTAGCCTTCTGAGTAGAATCGTATTTCACCTCCGATTCGGTTCCTGTTAGATTTTGGTAGATAGAGCCGGAACTACTTTCGCCAACTTTAGTGAACACCATGTCTCCTATTCTGATAAAATTATCATACAAACCTTCTACGATAACATTATCATCCTGCTTAGTTATGTTATGATCCCGAACCTCATTTAAGAGATTAGGATGTTTCGTAAAAAGATCGTGATAGAAATCAGAACCGGCATATAACATATCATAATAATCCAAATAGAACAGATCTGTAAAAGAAGGATCGGTGCTGCTCATGCTATACTCAAATAACTGCTCACGATCATTACCTGCCAAAGATAGTTCAATTTGTTTTAACGTATCCGGATCTGAAACGGTAAGACCCAGCAAATGATCTGGTTTAAAGTCAAGATACTTGTATGCCCCTTCGTACACTTCCGTATTATGAAGCTTATTTTCAAGATAAGATTGGTATAAATCGAATAAGAGTAAAGGATTCTCTTTGTCCTGCTTTCTGTTTATGTATCGGCTAAACTCCCGTTCTTCATTAACATACGGGCTTCCAGGAACAACAAGATGACCGAACGCCAATCTGGTAGCATTCATCTCTTCCGTATTCTGAGAATCGGTATAAGACAGGACGTATTTTTTTATAGAATCAGCAAGGGCCTTACTATCTACGTTTTTCACGCGGAGCTTATCTAAAACACCATCTTTAAAACAATATCCAGGATAGATACCAGGTGGGAAATAAGTTAGACTCTGCTTGGCAAGCTCGGCAGCCATATCGTACAAATCACTTAAATTATCTCTTTCTACCTTATGATATAGGTTTCCACCAAGATAAAGCAGAGAATGATTTTCAAATGCCGATACCGGATCTATGTCAGATTCCATATAAACGATATTCATATTATCCATATACTCTGGCAGAAACATAACACGGCGATCCCTGCTATCTCCAAGAACATCATCAATAGCAGAAGCTAAGGTAGGAGCATAAGTGTCATCGTTGTGCCTTGCTACATAAATATCGAGATCCAACATCAAGCTATCAATTTTATTCAGCGATTCTTCTGTTCCGTCATACGCCTTAGACACGCCTACGATATCTATACCAAGACCTACACAAGCCTCTTCTACGTCCCATATCATACTTCTAAGGTCTTCTTCTGTATCAGCATTAACCCTGTTTAGAAAGGCTGATATACGAGCTCGTAATGACTCAGATCCAATAGGGCTGTAATAAGCATAATCTTGCAACTTTGATAATGACCGTCTCTTCCCTTCTACGATATTATTATCTTCTAAAGCCACAACCGGAACGATGTTCATATTCGAAAATTCGTTGAACAGCGACAAGGCAAAACTCTTATCCGACTGATATCTTTCAACTAACTCCGGATATGAATCAGATAAAGATTCGAAAGCAGCATCAAACTCTGAAGCAACACTAATACCTCCTACTGTATTTTTTATAACCTCGTAAACTTCAGCCGGATTATATGATGCTCTCTTTCCTAATTTATTGAAGACGCCATTTTTATACACAACAGGACCGTATGGTTTTTCTACGGTTGTGAAGTAAGACTCTTTCCCGAGATCGTGTTCGTTATTGGAATAATCTAATAATAACCTCATAAAAGAGCTGACCTCATTAAGTACAGAAGGATTATCTAATATCCTACTTATTTCCGTCTCATTATACAAACCGGATCTCCTTAGATTTTCTTCATTTAGGATAAGATTGCCATCCACATAAAAAGAGCTTCTAACTCTATTAATAAGAGATCGTATGCTATATATGGAATTGGATATCATAACATCTCTTACGTCCTTAACATCCTGAGCCGTTAAAGGATCGGAAAAATAAGCCTGACGCTTCATATACGACAGCACATCTTCTAAAAGAGGTTCGCCATTGGGATCGGTGTCAAACATCTCCCCTGGAGCCGGGTTATTCCAATGACCGTAATACGACAAAAAACCAGGAGTGTAAGCCTTAGCCCATACCTGAAGAGCCCGCTCGCTGTTTCCTAATACTTTTAAAGCACTTTCGTAAAGAACGGAAGGCTCCCCGTTAGGAGCCTTAACCCGTTTTATTTCATTTTCCTTTTTTTCTATCTGACATTTGACACCCATGGTGATAAATATTTTAGACAAAGATAGTATAAAAATAGAAATTATGAAACTTCTATTTCATAATGCGAAGCCTCTGTCTCAACTATCAATCTTCCCTCTCCTTCGAACTCAACGCTATCATTTCCTGGACCAGTAACAAAAGGGAAATCAGATACGGATGTTACATAATCTCCAGAACCACCGGAGAAAGACTGACTTTTACTTTGTTTGTAATTGATAGTCAATTGTGTTTTACCTATCTGAAGAGTTCCAGATAAATTTTTAGTATAAGTAGTGGTAGTTGTAATATCCCCATTTTTATAACAATACATTATAAAGGTGGTAACCGGACTCTTTTTTATATTACTATCCGGACCTGCATGATAAGATTCATTTCCTCCAAATATGCTATAAATGTGACAATAAGGACCGACTCTTTTACTTGAAGTTTTAGCCTTATCCTCGACTCCTTTCAAAGATATAGTAACCTTACTCTTGTATTCAATATCCTTCCAATTACAGACTCCTTCACTTACGTTTCCAACAAACCTGTCATCAACATAAACCTCTATATTCCCCTGCTGATTGGTCTTCAACTGATACTGAACAAGACTTGAAACATCTTCGTATCTCCTTCTCATACTCAACACTCCTTATTTAACTCATTTATCGAATCCGAATTATCAGAACCTTCTACAAGATTCTTATTCCTATCTATCTCTTCCTGGCTCATATTACTAATCATATTTTGTATTTTCCTACCAGATTGAGATAAAGAACGGATGAATGCGCTGGAACTTATCTTAACTCCAAGATCCGGTTTTGCCCTAAACGCTTCACCGGTACTGATATTATACAAATCATACACACCTGAGTTCATATAGAATTTATATATCCAGTTTCCACCAGCTTTTTTGTACCCTAATTTGGTTAACTCGACTACACTCATACCAAATTTAATGCCATTACGACCCATTATCTTCTCCGGTATAGGTTCTACCTTAGCCGGAACAGATGTATATGCTTCATCGCCGCCGTACAGGAAATAAGGGGTTGTCACCCTTGATATGTGAGTAAGCGACTCTTCGGATATACGAGGTTCGTCTTTCGCAGCCTTAGATCCTTTCCTTAGATTGGATATTCTAATAAAAGGATCGTATGTCAAAAAGGTTAAGCCGTATTCTACTTTATAACCTGATACGCCGTTAAGGTCCCTTATAGCCTTAGTCGTATGCGAGTGATTGATGGTGTCTATACCATACCTTGATTCCATATCGGTCATAATACTATTAACCTCATCTCCCTCTACATAAACCTCTTCTCCTTCCGGGATAGAGGTTATGCCGGCAGCCCTTCTAAGTAGCCATAAAGTAACTTCAGCAATGTCAGAGAACTTATCTCCGTTCTTCCTATAGTTATCTACTCTTCCTTCTTCAGATCCAGGTAATTCGACATTTCTTTCAACTTTGACATTTGTTCTGGATTGTCCTTTGCCTTCTCCATCTCCCTTTTTATCGCCATCTTCCTCAGTGCGTACTGCACCGCCTTCTGCACTTCCTTCTTTTCCATCATTTAAAATATTATCTGATTCTGACTCTATAGACTCCACGACAGCATCATACTCTGGTATGCCGCTAAGGAAATCTGCTACGTTATTCAAAAACTCTATTTTTTCCTCGTTTGTCATATCAAGGCTTTCCACGGGCTCCCATATGGCAGGCAAGTTGTTTGATTTTATTGCAGTAGAAACATCTTCTACAGTTTTATTATCCACCGTAGGCAAAACTTTAGAAACCAAACTATTGATATCAGATTCCATTTTTTCTACTTCCTCTTTTGTGCCATATTTTTTTAGGGTATCCATGCCATTGACTCTAAGAGAATAATTCAAAGCCTTGCTTGGAACAAAATTAATATATTTCAAAAAGTTTTTCAACTCTGATATAATTTGTTCGTCAGATCTTGGCCCAACATAATCAACCACCACCTGATCTGTTTGAGAACGAAGCCAAGAAACGTATTCTTCTAAGGTCTTACCACCTTTACTGGAAGGAGTGGATATTTTATCACCTACTGTTCCTTTAGGTTCTAATCCCATTTCTTCCTTAAGGCTTTTAGGATTACCTCTCTCACGAAGAAACCTCAAATCACCTCCTACAATCTTCCTTGCTATAAAATCAAAAATATTAGCATAAGACGGCAATCCTTCTTTTTCTATATGAGATTCTATTTCGTTTAACATAAGAGAGAAGTTTTTCCTGGAGGTACGCTTCTTGCCAGGTAAAGACCGCGCAGCTTGTGCCGCAGGAGTCGGCTGAGCTAATGGCGCCGGCTGAGTCTCCCGGACAGCCCCTTCCTCTGGCATTTCCTCTTCATAAACATCCACGTCTTCTTTAGAAGTAACGGTCTTACCCTCATCAGAGAAAGGAAGATCATCCTCTATAAGCGATTTAGGTCTGGAAGATGATTTACCAAACTGAATCCTGATCTTAGGAGCAACAAACATCTCACCTTCGAAATCTATTCCAGATTCTACTTCAGACGTCACAATGTCTTTCACACTCCTACTTCCATCTTCTACCCACTTAACAACATCAGGAACTGTAGATAATTCTTCTATAGCCTCACGAGCTTTTCTAAGACCTGAAATAGGATTCAAATACGATACTTGATACGAAGCCGGATCAAGACCTAACTTGGTTAGATACGCATTAAGATCTTGTATATCATCTTGACCCATCTGTAGCAATTCAGAATCACCAGATTCAAGCAGCATATCTATAAAAGACATCCATTTCTGCCCTTCCTCTGATTCTACAGAACGTAGGCTAACTGGGAAAAGATAATTAAGACCGTTTTTACCTTTGATGACGACTACCGGAACTCTTACATTTTTGTAATTATTCCCCTTGTCATTTAATATAGAATAAGCAAATGGGAAGCCTGTGTATTTAGATCCGTTCTTAAGCACGACTTTGCCATTTAATACATATCCAACATCAGATACTTTTTCAGCACCTTTTTCGGTAATAGGGAGATTTTCTATCTGGCCATATCCTTGACCGCTCACCTTCATGTTAAACACCGGTCTTCCGGGAAGGGTCTGGGCAACAACATGCGTGCCGACGCCGATGGTAGCCGACCGGCCGGCGTCCTTCTTCCACTTGTTAAAAGCCGTTCTTCTTATTTTACTTATACCATCTATGCCTCCTGTATCAGCTTTTACAACAGAAACGAATCTGTTCCCACTCATGACCTTGATAACCATATTGGACACCAGTTTATTCTCAGCAGATTCTATTCTTTTTTTATCGCCGGACTGAACAGCATCATTGTATTCGGCAAAAAGAGACTGATTATAAGTATCATTTACATCTATTTCGAGATTAACCTTATCTCCTTTTTTCAAAGAAGATAATGCTTCCTGATCTATTTTATCTACCTCATTCTCTCCGAATCCGACACCCGTTCTGTACGGAACCAATTCATCTGAATCAAGACGCTTATAAACCAAAGAATAGGAATTACCCACGTCCTGAATAGACACGTCTGTGTAACGGTTAAGAACACGAGCCGATTCTTTGTCTATAGACCATCTCGCATGATAAGGCAGTTCAATTATAGTAGCCGTTTCTCCACCTATGTTAAGAGAATACCTTTTAGTACCATTAGCGTTCGTTTCAGAGCTTATTTGAATAGGAACCAATGATTTTATAGAAGATATAAATTTATCGGCTCTAAGACCCGCAATTTCATACCTTTCGTTGCCATCGTTGGATATTCTTCTAACCATCAACGTCTCTGGATTTTGGGCACTATCTATGTTAGCTCCAGGCGTATTATCGGATTCATCTAACTCATTTACAAGAGAATCTATATTGGTATCATCCTCCCCAAAATTACTTAACGTAGATTCGGAAATACGACCTTTATCAATAATCCTGTTTTGTTCGATATAAGGAAGGAGATCTGTGATGTTTCCAACCTGGCCAAGATCTTCTATGGTAAATACAGAATCGGCAAGCTTATCTTCGTCAACCTTCTCCCCTTTATCCCGTCTGTTCATTATATCAACATACGAAGAAATAGCATCATCAAGTTCCTTCCTTTGATCTGGTTCCAAATTGGATTTAGCCATATCAATAATAGCTTTATTATCCTCATACACAGATCGATGTTCAGTAAGTCTCCTAACTTTATCTGATAAATCTTTTATCATCTTAGCCGGACTATCACCAAGATTTGATATATAATCATCAATATCCTGTTTATACTTTTCATATATCTCCTTCTCCCTTGGAGATAAAAGATCTTGATTACCTGTATATATCTTATCTACGATACGTTCTTTAACCTCTATAGGTGCAGACAAAAGATCTTCCATTGCCGACTCATAATCAAAATCAGACAATATATCTTCTTTCGGCTTCTGAGTTATACCATCGTTTAGATGACCAAATACTTTCATGGTAAATGCTTCATCTGAATTTATTTCTCCATTATTCAGAAGCTCATCTATTTTTTCATCCAAACTGATATTATTACCCTCTGTCTGGTAAAAACGATCACTTTCTATAGATTTAGTATTAGAAGATACCATATCATTTAAGAACTTAGAAAATAAAGAAAAATCATGTCTCATGAATTTCTTATCCTGTATGGAGTTCATAAATGACCGTAAAACCTTATATTGGGTAATGGCTTTCTGGTATTTCACCACCATATTTCTTAAATCCTCTGCTTCTTTCTTCCCTTTATTATTCTCAATATAAGTACTTAAAGAAGCTACAGAGTCATAAGCTTTCAATATATCTTCAGCAGTTATTGTTTCGGATTTAAACAACTCAAGAGCTAATACTCCAGGATCAAAAGAATAAAATACTTCTTTATAACTACTAAGAAGATCTTCTGACAACCTTCTATATTCCTTATTAAGATTATCGTATTTAATAGTTTTTTGTTTTATAGCCTCTGCTTCGGTATCATTGCCATCCTCTACTCTTCTCGGAGTTGTAGCCAACCTCTCTATTTCAGCATTCAGATCATTGATCTCATTACGCAATTCCCTTAACTGATTAACTGTATCAAAAGCTTGACTTGATAATGAATAAAACGTATTTATATCATCAAACAAATTATTGTCATTTACATAATCAGCAATATCATTTGATGCTTCCATTGCTATATCTTCTGCATCCAACCCCTTAAACACAGCATTAGCAACATTAGATCGATAAAGATCAGATGAAGTCTCAGCAGTAATAGCCTCAGCAAAAGAAGAAGCTTTTTTATAATTGGCTAACTTCTTATCAAAATCTTTTATAATATCTTCCTTGTATTTTTTAACAGTTTCTTCATCTACTTTCATTTCAGAAGCCAACTCATTTTCGTCAAGGCTTTTAACCATTGACCTGAAATTGTTAGCCGTATCCTCTAACATTCCCATTCTGTCAGATAATTCAAATTTAGAATAATAATCTGATTCAGGATCATTCATTTGAGCATTAAATTCGGCTAAATTTCGCATAGAGTCTTTTACGGATTGAGAAGTAAAAGCATTATTACTATTAAATTTCTCAACATCAGTATTAATAGTACGCTCTTTATTTCTCCTTTCATATAAACCAAAAGCACCATTTCTGGCTCCAAATAAACCACCAATCAGGGCTCCTATGCCAATCTCTTTCAATCCTTCTTTGGTTGTAAATTGTTCAGCTATGGCCTTAGAAAAAGAATCAACTATAGAAGACGTAGCATCAAGATACGTCTTATCATATCTTGATCTAATAAAATCTTCTCCCATGCGCTGAGCAACACCTTGCATGCCTTCCTCCCATACACCTTCAGATATGGGTCTTTTAGATACATTCCAAATAGTAGCTAAGGATTTCTGGAATAAATTTGCTTTTACCGTCTGTAATCTTCCAGCATCACCCGCTACCTTCTTAGTCCCTAATCCAAACAAATAGCGATCTACAAAACTCTTTGATCCCCTATATGTGTTTGATACACCCTTTAATCCAGGTATGTATTTAGAAGCAAAACCAGTGTCTACTCCAAGATATTTTCCCAGAAGAAGATAATTGGATAATCCAACTATACCCATATTAGCTAAAAATATGCTGTTTGCCGTATCGGAAATAGAACTCTTAAATTCAGCCATCTCAGACTGATTAGGATTCCGACCATACATATTTTTAAAATATTCCTTGTATTTACTTTCAGAGTCTTTCATAAAGGACTGAGCCTCCACGGCAGACTCCCAGCCGGCGCCCACAAACGTATTTACTCCTACCTTGGCCATATTGCCTATGGCCCTGCCGTACATCGCTCCTGCCCTATACGCTCCAAAAGCAGATTTTACAGCACTTGCCGCAATCTTAGACGCCGCCATCTTTCCGGCCACCCTCATCCCTACTTTAGCACCAACAGCTCCAAGACTTGACACACCCATCCCACCTGTAAAGTAGACAGACAAAATAGCTCCTGCCGTAAACGATAGACCATTTCCAATAACATCATTAAAAATAAAATTTGCAGTTCCAAGACTCTGCAAAAATCCCATATCACGTTCTTCTCTTGTATAATAATGAGGAAGAGAGTGGTTTATTCTTTCATCTATATCATTTATGGTTCGTGTAAAATCATTGTCAAATGCAGAAGATAACGTACCAGTCTTTATAAGATTATACGCAGCCGGGATAATACCTACTACTCCTGATACACCATATAATGCTGTTTTTGTGACAAGCTTCCCTATGCCATTAACAGCCTTATTCCAAGTAGTTTGACTTCTTCCGTAATAATCTTCATTATCCCTTCCTGGCATATAACTTTTAAACTTTGCAAGACCGATGTTCCCATCGGATAAAAAGTCATATGCTTCATCTAACTTAATAGTTCTTCCTTTACCAAATACACCAAAATCAGCAGCAGATGACTGTTGATTACCAGCTATAACCTCACCATAAGACGTTTGTTTACCAGAATAAGTATTCCTTGATTTATCTTGAATAGATTTTATCATGGAATTTAACTTATTATAAGACTCCTCTTTCTTCTTTCTTGGATCATCTCCACCATTCAGAGCCGATTTTAGTCCAGAAAAAGATGTGTCTACATCAAAAGAAGTATCTATTCCGCTAATATCATATCCTTTTTCTGAATCATCATCAGGATTTATGGCTGATACCGGGGGAGTATATGAACCTACTTTCATCCTCTCCATCTCTCTTTTTGCTCCCTCAATAAGAGAAGATTCTTCTTCATATCGCGTAGGAACTCCGGCATTATACCCTCTCAATCCAGTAGATGGTAAGAAACCTGATTTCTCTACCAATGTCTGTTCCTTATTTTCCATATATTATTCCCTATTTACACTATTCAACAACTTCATCAACTTGCCGTTTTTATTCAAAGACGTAGGCAAATTACCTCCTTCTTTTGCTGCCACCATATCCTTAATCTCTTCTGTTATGGCTGCCACAACAAAATCAACTATTTTTTTCTGAGGCGCAACAGCAAGTTCTTTAGACACATTATCCGCAAACCATACATTAGGAGTATCAAACGAATCTATTAACTCAGGTTTACCATTCTCCATAAGATAAAGCCTTGTCTCATATCCATAACCGTAACTTGTCTTAGGATCATAACCTTCAACCTTTACACCAAGCTTTCCACTGTTATCCAATATATCTTTAGCTGCATTAAGAAGCCAAACCTTTTGTTCTGGCATATCATCTAAATTATTACCAGATTCATTTATCATATCCGATAACACTTTCATCATTGAAGATACAGAAGCATAAGCGGGTGATATATCTGAATTTTCAAGCATCTTCGGATACCACATATTGGTATCACTTCCAAATGTAGGTCTTATAATACCACTTTCATATCCACCTATATCGACGGAAGGAGTATTAATACCAGGATCTATGCCATTATTTATCAACTCTGTTTCAGATACCTCAACAATATCTATTTCCTCTCTTTCACCAGTATGATTAGCAACCAAACTGTAAGTCTTCTCTCCATTGTCGGCTATTCCCGATTCTGTCAAAGAAAATGATTCAATAGTTGCCGATGATGATTTCGATTTACCAACAGGATGCTCTGCCATTTTCTTAGTAAATAGATCCCTGAGAACCCCCATCTCTCTATAACCAGCCTCCTTGGAGGTTAATTTGGTTGAATACGTTACTGTGTTAGGTGAATACAGTTCGAGATATTCTTTACGTATCTCATTTATACCATCATCTTGAACCTTAGTTATTTGATCAGCTATATTAATATCACTTACTGCATAGTTTCCAACACCCTCCATTCCACTAATAGAATACAGTGCATTAAAAAACACCTTTTCTTCACCATCCGAGAAACTATTTTTTACATCATCGTATTTTTTTAAGAAATACCTGCCACTTTTGCTATCCCTCTCAAATACTTTAGATAAATCAATGCCATCATTTTTCACCCTCTTTCTTATAGTAGCTATATCAGCAGGCGAGAATCCTTTTTCATAATATCTTACTCCAGATTCTACATCGCCGACTGTACCTCTATTTTTTCTTAAAATATCATTAAGGGATAACGCTGTAGCACGGGCTATATATTCTTCGGGTTTACCTCCTTCCTTCTGCGCGATCGCATTTGCTATTTCAGATACAATATTATCATAAATCTTATTCTCCTTCTTAATTCTATCATTCTCTATATCCATCTTGTCTACAGCGCTATTAAGCTGCATATAAGCATCTGTGGCAGCTTTTCTCTCTGCCATAGGTAGCTTATCAAACATATCATTAGAAAGACCTCCATTGTCCTTTATATACTTAAGAAGTTTTTCTTCATCCATAAGATACTTGTATCCTGATGTTTCATCCGTCATATTTCTTGATATGGCAGCTTGAATATTTTTCATGTTTTCAGCACCAAGGGCCGTAGATAGTCTACTTCCGAATGTTACAAGATCTGTATATGCCTTATTAAACTTCTTATGAGTTTCTTCTGATATGCTAATATTTTTAGTTTCGATAGGATTAGCTGAAATAGTTCCACCAGAGTTTGTGCCAACGCCCACCTGCATGGCTCGGCTTCCAGCTCTGCCGCCTGCCGCTCCTGCACCAGAGGACATAAGTTTTGCTATTCTGGCTTCATTAAGCCTATTCTGCATCTTCAGACGTTCTTCGTCTAATCCAAATCTGGCTTCATCCTTATTCTTACCATATTCAAACTCTGCAATACCCCTATTTCTTTCATATTCAAATTCTATCTTCCATTTTTCGAAATTCAAATTAGCTAATCTTTCCCTCTGATTATATTCTTTGGTTTTCCAGTAAAGCTCGTCGGCTTTGATTATGAAAGACGAATTATCATAAGCATATGAAGCAGCAGCATTATTAATAAAATTATTTTCAATAACCTTCATCGCTCCAAGATACGGATCGTAAGTCCTTTCATCCATTCTGCTAAATTCAGATTTCATGGAAGCTATTTCAGATTTGGCTCTCTTTATTTCATTTTCAACCATTTCTTTCTTTGCAGGATCAGAACCCAAACCGGAAAGATCGGCAGTAAGAGCATCAACATACCTCTGCTTATCACTTATCTGCTTATTCATAAAACCAAGAACAGAATCATACGAATATAAAGAGGGATTAGAGTCTACCATGTAAATAGCCTCCACCTGCATCTGCTGCCTTGCTTTATCTGATAACCCTGACAATGCGAAAGAAGCTATCTGTTCAGGAGTAAGCATATCCTTAGTTACTTCTTGTACTGCCCCGGTAGGATGACCATCCTTGTCAAGAATAGGAATCTGAACTTTAGCTCCTTTATGAAGCTTGCTTATAAAATCTATCCTATCTTTTAATTCCTTATTATAATCAGTATAAGGAGTATATTGAAGAGGAGCAAGACGGGAACCAGCCTTTCCATCATTCACCCATTCATTATACGGCTTTAAAGCCGCATAAGCATTCGCAGCAGAATAAAGTTCTGGATTATTTATTTGTAAATCAGATAGCATTTTATGCATTCTCCTGCCTTCTTTTGTGCCGGCAATCGCGTTAATGACCGTATCATCCAACACTGAACTGATCTCTCCTTGTATAGCTCTCGTAACACCATCAGAAGAAAGATCCACGCCTTTGAATTTTTGATTGATGTTAGCAATCACACCTGACATCTTATCTTCCATATAAGCGCGGGCTTCAGGCTTATCTATCTCTTGACCCATAAGATAATCTACCTGGGTATAGATCTTTTCACGAGCAGCATCAACCTTCTGCTGTTTGTACATCATGACGTCCTTAACAAGATCTATGTTGTAAGGACTAACATACGGGGCATATTGCCTTAAAATACTATACTGTGAAGCCACTATTTGGTCCTCCTTCTTCTTTTATTTTCGTCATCTTCTTCATTTAAACTTCTCAAGTAAGGTGTAGAATAATCACCCATATTCATCACATCCTGATTACCTTGAACGTAAATAATTTGGCCACTTGGAAGCATTCTCATATTCGGAGCTATGGAAGCTATGGTATTCAACGATGTACGAACATTGAACTTATTCTGTATTTCGCTGTTTATGCTATCATAATAACGAGCAAGATTTTCATCCCTTATAGCCATAGCCTTCAATAACCCAGATTCATAACGTTGCCTTTCCGCTATGTTCTTATCGTCTGTCTGAACATAAGCCATTTCATTGAATCTATCAGCTTCGTTTATTTGCCTTGCATTATTGAAATTTACTTCGTTAATGTACTTGGCTATATTGCTTCCGGCTATGGCGTTCATATTAGCCAGAATAGCGGAGCGCTGGGAGTCGGGCACGTCACCTACTGCGTCCAACTGAGCCGATGTAGCGCGGTTGAGCTCGTTGATATACTGATCAGCAGATTGAAGAACCGGGTCTATTCTCGGAGCCTGATGCCTTTCCAGACCTTCTATCTCCAAGCCTGTATCGAGCGTTCTCAGCATCTCCGGGAAAATAGGACCGAACGCCGCCGGTCTGCCCTGTCCTTTAGGTCCGTTGTCTTCAACCACCTCCTCTGTATCGGTGTCGGTTGCAGTCGTAGGCGTACTTGCTTTCGGTTTTACCTCTATCCTTCCAGTAGATCCAATCTTAGGCGGTGTAAGGCCTGGTGCTATGGGACCGGCCTCAATAGGCTTCATTTCTGGTTTAACAGACTCAAGAACGAAGTCTATTTCCGGCATTAACCCACTATCTCTTAAAGCAACAAACTTATTATAATCGGAGCCCAGAATCTTCTTAGCGGCATCAGATTTATCACCAAATAAGTCAACATAATTCTTTATCCCTTTTTCGTTTAACAATCTTTTTTGCTCTGCCGAAACAACGTCCAACCCATAATAAGAACGAGTAGCTGTTGTCTGACCAAACTTATCATCTACGGCAAATGAATTATAAGCCTGATTCCCTCCGTAGCTTCCGGCGTCCTGGCCCCAGAATCCGTATTCATCTCTGAATTTCTTGGCTGCATCAGCATTCGTAATAGCGCCTACATCAGCTAACGCCCACAATGCATTTAATTGCCTGTTGTATCCTTTCTGGAAACCTTCTGTATCAAAATCACCATCCGTATTGTACTTGTTAGCCCATCGGTTTATGTCGAGCAAATTAGATACCGCCTTATCATTTACCCTGCCGTATCCTAAATTGCTTCTATGTTGGAGATTCTGGTTGGCATTGACACTGGAATCAGGATTAAGAATCTGCTCACGACCACTAACATCAGATACAGTCATATTAAGAGTTCGTCCAAATAACTGATTGATAAGCTTATTGTAGCCAATAGCATTCTTTCTAAGTTCCTCCAGCTCCTTCTGAGTAGGTCCACCTTCAGCCATTTTTCTGGTTTGCTTAACATACTCGTCATATATCCAGTTCTTAGCATCTGATTCTGCAATATTAAAAGCCTTAGCTTGTTTCTTTACCTGATTCAGATCAACAACCCCGCCATCCCTAAAAAAAGCATCTATCTTTTCTTGGCGCTTGGATTCCTCTTGTTTGTTATAGACAATATCAGCAAAAGACCTGAATTGCACCTCAAGTTCGTCTATTTCCTTTTGATTATCATTTACGTACTTGGAAAGAATGGACTTATTCAACTCAGAAGTATTTTTATCCTTAACATCCTTATTCTTTTCTAACCTCTTGAAAACACGTTCCTGATCATCATACTTTTCGGACAATCCTATTTTTTTCTTATATCTATCAAGAAGCGTAGCATACGTATCTTTTTCCGTAGCGCTAATGCCATAATTTTCCCTTACGTAAGAAGCGAAATCATCATCGATAGTACGGTAATCTGAAATAATATGAGCTTCTGGCAAATCAACGGGAGTGCCACCGTCTTCATGCCTGTTGCCTTTTGCCTCCATAGGACCAACATCATCCGGAGTCGAAACGTATTCTCCTTTTTCTATCTCAACATTAGCATTATCCTCCATAGATTTAGGAAGAGGGTAAATGTATTCTCCTGTCAAATCAGACGTATCTATTCTCTGACCATTTCCAAGATTAACGCCACCGCCTTCACGTTCCCATCGGATAAACTGCTGCCGGCGCTCTTTTTCGAGCTTTTCCCTTGCCGCCTGCTCGTCTCTGCTGGCTGCATACGCAGCAGATGAAGCTCCCATGATATTACGAGCAAGACCCATGCCAAGGCTCAATCCAGAAAAAGCAGCCTGTGCCACATTAGCGCCGACCTTATTACCTGCTCTTATCCGACCAAGACTTGTACCGAACATTTGAGCTCGACCTCCAAGATCAGGAGAATAATAAGGAGCAGTCATAGGATCCAGAGGATTCCCATCTTGGGAACGTTTTTCTTTAGAGGAATCAGAATCAACACCACCTACATTCATTGCATTATCAACGACTGATTTCTCTACGTTTTTAACCATACCCCTATTATCAGCGAGATATCCTGCATATCCTGCATCATGATTTTCAAAAAACGGATCGGATGTAGGCATACTACTAAATGGATTTATCTCCCCCTCCTCTGTTTCTAAAATCACATCAGAAGGCATATATATATTCCGAATATCAGATTCACCCCATTTATTAACAGGCGTTCCATAATCAAGAATAGGCTGAGTAGAGGATACATTAATATCCTGTTTCTTATCCTGAACACTACCGCCAGGAGCGAATATCGGACGATTTTTTATGATTCGTAATTTCATACTATCTTTTTTCACAAAGATAAGAGAAACGAACGAGAAAATCCAACGTTATGGGATACGTTTAAAAATCAATCATGTACGGCAGACAAACCACCCGAATCAGGATCGTACTTAAGACCGCATGCCCGGCGATAGTTCTTAAGCGCTCTCCTATACAAAAACAGCACCGTCTTGGAAACTATTTTCTTCATAGATTTGGTTAAAACCTCTTCTGTTGAAACAGACATCAGACAGCTATTCAAGAACGACCTGACATTGGAACCGAACAAGGTCTTCACCATTTTTCTAAACGTTCTAAAAAGATATGATGCAGAAAGAGACTTTAACCCATTGCGAACCAGTCTCTTATTCAAATACGAAACAGCCTTTTCAGATAGACAGAGCCTATTCTTTCCTTCGCTATCTACCTCTGATGAAAACCACGAATATAAAGTGGTAGGATGTTTCTTAAGGTGATTGATGAAGGAAGTCATTATCCCCTCTTTTAAAGCCCTTTTGTGGGCTACGCATGCAGCAATCTTCTCTTCTCTTTTTAAAGAGCTGTCAAGGCATCTAAACACCGTCCTATCGTCTCCGATGAAATACTGAGGACGTTCTTCCTTGAACTTAGCCCGATAAGCGGCATATCCTTCCTTACGAAGCATATCTATCTGAGACCGGATATAGAACCTTACACACTTTTCTTCAGCCTCTTGCACGCTTTTAAGATAAGGAACTGACTTTCTCCCATATCGAAGATAATCATAAACCATAGCCTCAATAAAGTCATTGTACGGAAAGAATCTTCCAAATCCAAAGTTCCAAACTATGAAACATCGCACTCTATCTTTCCAGTAATCAGATATGAGAAAGTTGCTACAATATCTCAACCTCTTGTCTTTCTGATAGAAATGATGAGTATGTTTGTCATAAAATAGATTAAAATATCTCAAATTGCCTAAACACTGACCGGCTGGACGGCGTACTACATTGTACCCTAAGTTGCTGAAGCTATTATATATAACTTCTATCGGAGAGACCTGCTCTTTCTTGAAGAGTTTGTCGTGTAACTTGTGAGGATTTATTATTTCAGTTATTTTTGTCTCCATATTGTTTTTGTTGTTTAGTGCAAATATATGATTTTACATAAAAAGAAGAAAATGCACTGCCTTGTATCCGGTTTGAGAGAAATAGGATACAAGGTTTTTTATTTTATGACGGTTTGGATAAGAGACGGGAAAACGAATCTGAACGTAACCGTCTGACCGTCAGGAGTGGGACAACAAATCTTGAATTAAAACTACGCCTATGAATAGTCTCCGTTTTCCTTAATATTAAGACCATTTTCAATGATCTTACTCATTATATTATTTATATTATTTTATATACTTTACCATTTATTCATATAATTATTTACAGTGAATGAACTTAACGACCGAAGGGAGTTAAGTGAGTGAACGGATTGACAAATTATTTTTTCCGTCATCGTATTGTTCGCCTAATTGTGTGAAAAGATTGAGTATCGTGACCGAAGGGAACGATGCGAAAGAACATATAACATTTAAAAAACGACTGAACCTATCTACCGAAGGGAGATAGGTGATGGAGTGACATTAATAGTTATATTAAGTAGCCAGTGGAGAATTAGGCAGGTAGTAGGCGAGACGGGCTCCCATGCCCGTCAGGACAGTGGAGGTACGTAGGTCTGTTCTGTTAAACCAAGGCGATGATAGTTCCATCCTTCACGAAATCGCACAAAAAAGCCGGATTATCTTGATATCGTTCTTCAACCTTCGGTATCCGCATAACGAGTCTCAAATCCGGCTTCGCTTCATGAGAAATAAAATAATTGTTCTAATTGTCAGTGACGCCTTTAATGCGAAGCTGAATATTGGGAAGCACGGCATTAATCAAAGCCATTTTCTTATCCTCTTCGCTTTCTTTTTGATTCTGTCTATACATCATATTATAATCACTGTCATCACCATCCTTTTTCCCGTCTAACGTCAGTAAATGATTTATGATGTCCTTACCATACGTTTCAGTCCATGTACGGAATCTCTCTTCCTCGGACTGCCCCTCCTGGGACGGGGCTTCTGGGTTAGGGAGGGCGGCTGCCACTTCTATCTCTGGAAGTGTTACCGATGCTGCTATTTCACCATCATCTCCGAATCCCATTTGATCATACAAAGATACGGAATTTTCTTCAATTTCCAAACCAAGATTTTTAGCAACTTCCATAGCATAGTTATAACGGTCATCATTTCTTATAACACTCTTATGAGGGCGCCCTGCTCCTTGGTTCCAAGCTACTACAGCATCTTTAAGGTTATCGGCGTTCATGAAGTCCTGCCGGCTGTAGTTGTAATACCCTGGTCCTTCTTTTCCTTTTCTTGTGTATAAGAAATTAGAATATCCGGTCTTTCCTTCGTATTCGTCAGCCAAGAACTCAAGTTGGTCTTTGAATGTTGGTGTAGAATGACCTTTCTTTTTAGCATGCTTGAACAATTTATCCATGCGCTCATTATGCCATTGCTGTATGCCGTATGATGTTCTGTTGTCTCCGTATATGTCATCTTTAAGACCGGATTCAGCCATGAGGTTACCTATGATGGCGAGCGCCTGTATCTTAGACATGCCTCTCTTATTAGTAAAGTATTCGTATGCTTCACGTTGTTTATTTACAACACCACCTTCTTCGTATTTCCTTACAAACCTTTTAGGTAAAGCCTTGTCATTATTTCGAAGAACACTACCTTTCTTAGGATCGTATTTGATACGTTCCCTTATTCTAAGAGGGACATCCCTTTCAGGTATGATGTCTTCCGCTATATTCTTTCGGCTAAAATCATAATCATCCTTCACATCTAACATACCAGCATCCGGATCCCATCTTACACTGAAATTCTTCAACGCACCTAATCCGGAAGCTTCGTTCACTTTTTCAAAATTGTCACCATATACTTCTTCTCTAAATGGACTTACGCCTTCATTTACTAAAATCCATTTTCCTGGATTTTCAAATATATTTTTATTTAGTTTATCAAGGACCTTCTTATAATCTCTTATTTTTAGTTTACTTTTTTCATCAGCATTCTTATATGCCTCGTCAAGCATATTGTTCATATACTCTTTATCTAATAAAGATTGTATCAAAATAGCCTGTTCTTGAGGCAATCCTACATACTGAGCATCATTATCATCGTCATCAAAACGATACTTGCTTGCCGGCAATCTACTTATATCTCCATCCGTGTAAGCTTTCCACATTTTTTCTTCAAAATCCGTGGCTGTATCTTCCCCCGATCGCTCCCTGTTAGGATCCAACATTCGTTTCATAGTAGGAATAAAATCGGCTATTAAACTAATAGGATCAGTGTCTAATATCGGATTAACGGATTCATACCACTTATCAGGATCAGCGTTATTGGATATACCAACTGATTTCATATTCGAATCAGATATCCTGACCTTATTTCCGTCATATCCTCCACCTATATAACCTGTATAACCATATTTAGCTTCCACATGGCGAGCGTCTTCATACTTTGAATCATTAGTATCTTTTTCTATAGATTCGTTCTCTACAGGCTTGTCTTCAATCAGGACATAGTTACTGTCATCATCCACCGTCCAGGGCTGGTATGTCGGCGTAGAGAACACCCGGCGCTCGAAGGCACGGCGCTTCTTCTGGCCGCCCATACCTTTCTCGTTTTCATTGTGATTTATTTCTTTCACTGCCTTATCATAATCACCTTCTTTAAGGTATTTGAAAAGCATTGGGCTTTTAGAATACTCTGGTCCTCCTGTATTGTAAAACAAACTAAACAAAGCATCTCGCTGATTATTGTTTAGATTCTTGAAATTAGGAGTTCTTCGTATAAATTCCGGAACAAACGTATTAACTACACCTTCAAATTCCTTATCGGCCTCTTCTACTGTTATACCATTCTTGTATTTTTTAAGAAGATGAGGAAGATGAAATCCGTACCCGATTGTTATATTTCCCTTCTTATCGTCATATAATTCAGGCTCAAACTTTTCCCACGATTTCAAATATTTTAGGATATTTTCTGAGGGCTTCCAATCTGATTTATTCTTCTTTGCCATCTTTTTCTTCCTCTAAGAATCCAAACATTTCACCTGCGCAGTTACCAACAAATCCAGCTATGTAAGCTGCGTGTTCATCTTCTCCCACCTTAAAACCAAGAAACATATTACAATGTTGGCATACCGACATAGCTGCATGAAATGATTCATGACATATGTTTTGTATAGTCATATCATTCTCACTTTGAAAATTCCATAATAACTTAAAAGCTCTATCATCTCCCTTATCACGAACAAGATTCATAAAAGAGACTTCTGAATCTAAATCGCCTTCATCTCCCCATTCTCCTTCATGATCCAATTCTGCATTCTCAAAACGATCACACAATGTTTTGTAATCTAACCCTATGGTGATAATCAACTTTAGTGGATATATCACAAAATCAAATTCTTTTTCTTTCATTTTTCTTCCTCCTTCTTAAACTTATGGTAAGCATCACAGACCCTATCAACTAACCATCCCATCAGATAGGCGGCATGCTCATCTTCTCCGGCGTAAAAACTGTAATTTATGATTATTTAACCAATAAAACCACCATACTTTAGAAGGTGGATGAATTGGTTTGATTAATTTTGAATCAAAATTACAGATAAAAATGATTTCATACAAATACAACATATACCATTCAAAGAAAACGAAATATCTCGATAAGATGCTTCGTGAGTGTTGTTTTGTATGGAATCATGCGTTAGCTTTACAGAGAAGGTATTATGGGATGTTTGGGAAATACATACCGGTTGGTAAGATGAAGAAACATTTTACCAAAAGAATTAAAAGAAATCTTCTTCATTCCCAAACAACACAAGAGATACTTGAACGTCTTGACGAATCTTATAATCGTTTCTTTAAGAAATTAGCCAAACGACCATCTAAGTTTAAATCACCAGAGAAATTCAATTCTTTTGTATTCAAACAAGGCGGCTTTACTTTGAATGGTAATTGTCTAACAATCAACAAAGGAAAGAAACGATTTAGATTCTCATACAGTAGGGCGTACAAAGGCAACATTAAACAAATAAGGATAGTAAGAGAGACCTGCTCACGTTTCAGTTTGATTATAGTTGCAGATTATAATCCTTTTTCATCCAACAGAAAGACACATGATGGTGCATCTGTTGGATTGGATTTTGGGCTGAAAACTTATCTTACTGCAAGTGACGGTAGCAAAATCGATTCTCCATTATTCTTCAAACAATATCAAAACAAGATCAAGAAATGCAATAGATGTATTTCGAGATCGAAAATTGGATCTAATAATAGAAAAAGGAGACGTTTTGAACTTCAACAAACGTACAGGGAAATTGAAAATCTACGTAATGATTTCCAATGGAAATTGGCACACGAACTTTGTAAAAAGTATGATTTCATTTTCCTTGAAACATTAAACATTGAAGCAATGAAACGTCTATGGGGTAAGAAAATATCCGATTTATCCCATTCATCATTTGTTGACAAACTGGAATATATAGCAACAAAATATGGTGTAACAGTCCATCATATCGATAAATGGTATCCTTCTTCTAAAACTTGTGAATGTGGCTATGTCAATAAAAACCTGTCGTTAAAGGACCGCACATGGGTGTGCTCAAGATGTGGGTCTGTAAATGATCGTGATTTGCTTGCAGCCCAAAATATTCTTCGGAAGGGCATTTCCGAATTGGAGAGCATGGGTAATTCCAGCAGTAGAAATACTGGGGTTCCATGCGTTTGTATCCAAGGATCCCACGCACTTTAGGCGTGGGAGTATGTCAAATAATACTTGTTTCATAACAAACCGTTTTTCAACAAAGATAAACAAAAAAGCCGAAGATATACTCACGTACTTCTTCGGCTATACCTTTAAAGCTAAAACTTGTTTACTATTGAAGCAAAATCAATGATTATATTTTTATTTTCTTAATTTCTTCAATCATATTCTTATATCCACAGAACTTGCTGTTAATAACATCGAAGATAGATTCTGACCAGCCAGCTATGTTCAAGATATTAGATCCTCTGTAAAACATCTCACTTCCATATCCTTGAATAGAAATAGAAACGATTTTGCAATTTGGATTCACTTTTTTAAACTCTTTCAAAAGTTCGGCGAATTTACCATATCCATAACTGGAACTTTTCTCCCATACAACAGATTCACCGTCTCCTATCTGCATATCTGAAATAACGTACAAGTTATCTACTTTGATCTTATCTTTAACGCACTTATCCAAGAATGCAAAAAGACCGTTTTCAGTGGCACCACCGCATTTTACTCCGGCAGTAAAAGATTTTTTGTTATTCCATAAAACACCTTTACTTCTATCATATTCGTAATTGATAAGTTTGTCACCAAACATACCAATAAATACGTCAGGAAGCACAGAAGCAATCATACAGCCAAATAAGTTACCAATGACAGCTGTATTTGTTTTGCTAAATGCAGACACTTCAGAAGATCCTCCCATATCTCCACGTACAGAGCCAGAGTGGTCAATCAGGATAGCCGACCGCCCCTCCAATACCGGCAGGTTCTTGCAGGAGATGGTTATGGCTTTCTCCAACGCATCTAAAATCTTATCTTTGTTACGCGCTGTTAATTTAGCACGTTTTTTATCCGACTCAAATACGATATCATTTTCGGAACCATCAGTGCCCATATTTTCAACCTCTTTGAAAGCTGAAGCAAAACGGAAAGGAAGCATCTTCGAATTAAGCACCTTCTCTTCTATTGTAAGCTGCCTACAAACTTCATCTATTTGATCAGGTGCGTATTTGATTATGTTTACAAGGTTACGAACCATATTAAAAATAGGCATACCTTTCACATTAGAAACCACGTCCCGAATAGCGTCACCTAAAGCTTCTTTCTTTTCCTTATTGTCTTTCTTATCCTGTCCGGCTTTAGACATTTCTTTTTCAAGAATCTTGCTTTCGTATAATCCAGACAAAGATCGACCTTCTATAAGGTACTGGAAAGCCGTTTTGTTAGCCTGATTGCCTTTGGGGTGAAATAAGTTTACGAGGTCAACCATAGTAATAACCCTACTGTCCATCTTATACTTATCAATCCGATACGGATCAAGACCTTCTAAAGCCGTCTTAAATCCTTTCTTAATAGCGCTGGATATACCTCTTAACTTCTTTGGATTTTTGTCGTTAAGAGCCGCATAACAGCCAAGGATTTCGCTCATATCATCAGGACGCATAACGATCTTATTATAGAACCTTGAAGCCCATTCCTTACCCGATGCTTTGCTGGCAAGGACAGAAGCCATAAGATGCGTTACTGACCTAAGTTTCCCTTCTTTCCTGACATACAATGCTGTTTGTGCTGAGAAATATGGATCCACCTGATCCATAAGGCTCTTAATTCTTTCTACTTTATCTTTTTCTTTCTCATAATAAGAATCAGATAACATGGTAGTCATTACCGTAGATACCAGCTCTTCTTCTGCGTTAGGCTTATACGCCTTCTCTCCCATGTGATTCACGATCGTAGGTTTAACACCTTCATCCTTTTTGTTAAACTTTCCCATTTGTTGTTTTCTTTAAAGTGTTATACAAAAAAAAGCAGTGATATTACTACCACTGCTTGAAAAAAAATATATCAAAATGAATACTCAATGAGGGAAAAGCTGAAGTTAGTGTAAACAATGAAATAATGGATTTGAACCATCGACCTATACTTTAAAAGAGTATCGCTCTATCCATCTGAGCTAAATTCGAAGTAACTAACCCCATCACCACTCATTAGTTTTTATATATTTTAAACAGAGGAAAAACGGAGCCGGACAAAATGAAAATATTGGATTCGAACCAATGAAAAGTATTTTTACAGAATACCGCGTTATCCACTACGCTAATTTTCGAAGTAACCGAACTCCTCACCATCTGTATATTTTATTAAAACAGGGAGAACCTGGAAGGTGTTTTGATATGAAAGGAGGTTTTGATCTACCAACTGATCTAATTTTTCTTACATGAAAAATATAGGACTCGAACCTATGACACAAACCGAAGTATCACCTTCCATCACCACTGTCTTATATTATAATCTCTCTTGATTACGATGCAAATATAGACACTAAAATATGATTTACAAATTAAAATGATTTAAAATAGATTAATTTGAATAAATTATTTTAGAGCCATAATTGGATTACCCCATCTTTTTTTCCACTCCTTGCCTAAATAAGATATAAGATCATTGTAGTTTGTTATAAATCCTCCGTCTATTATCGAACTTATGGCTATTTCCAATTCCGTTATATCATTAAGTTGTTCTTCCGTTGCCATATTTCTTATTCCATCCTCATGTTTATTGAATACAATAAAATTAATAGCCTTTGCTATCCTTTTTATCTTATCAGATAATTCATTTTTGTTTTTTACAAGTGATCCTACAGATTTACATGTTCTTATATAAGCATCACCTGCCATATTTCTATTCTTGATAAGGCCATCAGTAAGCCATATAACCACACTCGCATATATATCTGGATCTAATTCCAATGCAACCATTACAAAGAAATAAGGATCCACAAACCATTTCTGATCTTTTCCTTTTCCTTTTCTGTAAGCCATATGATATTTTTTAAGATCAGTCAACTTGCTAATACACAGATCGTTTTTTTGTACTGCGATTTTTACCGCAGTACATATATTGTTTATATTCAGTCTCTTAACTAAAGCATACATTTTCTCTTGAAATCCTTTTGTACTCATTAAATCATCTAATCTTTTTGGAGCCAAACCCTGTTTTTCCCTCTTTTCAGTCAAAGCTTCCATTACCTCTGTTATACACACAAAACCGTCTTTTGACATAACAGAGATGTTCCTACCCAACAATTCTCTGCTTTCTGATTGCAATAACACGTTACTTTTCATAATTTTACATCGTTTTATTGTTAATAAATAAGCGCCTATCTGTCCGCGATGGATCGATAGGCGCTACAAATACATTAAACTATTATTAAATCACAAAATAAAAACTACTTATTTTCAACTTATTAAATATTGTAATTTATCTATTCTTAATCTTATCTTCAGAGATCAACCACTGGAATATAATCTTCCGGTTGCTAATTACTTTCTTTATCCTCATCAGCATCCAACTACCACGCAACCTATCAAGCCATGACCGTCTAAAATTAAGAGAATCAGGATTAACCGACTTATTTATATCGTTATCGTCCTTGATCCAGATAGGTGTTTCAGATCGGTCATCGTCAACCCTGTTGAAGAAGTCATTTAACTTATGTCTTCTATATACCTCAGTATCCAGGACCTCAGTATGGTCGCCTACGATCTTCGGATACGATATACGTTGCGCTAAATTATTCTTTTCTTCTGGAACAATATGAATTTCACCTGAGTTGTTTGTGTCGTTGTAGATAGTTATCGTATCTAAACCTACTTTCCTGTCAAGAGTGTAATTCACATCATCAACGTATTTTCTTGCATCAAGCTCATACTCAACAGAAGCCAGCGTAGAACCATTATATTTCTCTTTTATCGGCACTTCTAACACAAATGGATATGTTGTGCCGTAGAATGTCTGGAAGCTCTTATTCGTCAGCAAATGGCTCCATAAGCCACCTTCTTCGTCTGATGCCGGGAAGTTTATTCCTGTTTGGAAATATTGCTGCTGTTCTATATAATAATCAGGGCAGAACGAATAATAAGAAATCCATTCTTGCTTCAGACACGAATATCCGATAGTGAACGACACGTCCTTGAAATACTGTTCGTCTTTTAAGGATATTTCCTTATCGTTTGACAACACCTCTGTTTCATTGTACAAGAACCTTCCACCATCATATTTATAATATGCCGGGTTCTTAACAGGTATATAATCTTTTTTCGTGATAAGTACCCTCTTATACCGATTATCCCATCCAAGAGACAGACCAAGACCGATAAATTTATTGTCTGTATCTTCTTCTGTCATCTCTGTACCGGTTAAGATATTAGTTATTCCATATCTAAGAATCTTAAACGGAAGATGACGCTTGAGCCAATGTCTGATACCTACACTAAGTTCCTTGAGATTACGTCCGTTCGGATCGGTCATAAACACTTGTGCTCTTTTAGTATCTACCCAGAAGTGACCAAATTCTGAACTAATTATTTCAGTGCTCTGGGTTCCAGAATAACCGAGGTCGGTCGTGTTGTACTCCAGAGGACGGGACGCGAACAGACCGCCGGTGCCCATCTCAGCCTGCCCCGGGGAGGTGCGCTCCTTGATTACGTCTATGGCGTTATGGAGTGAAACCTGATCCTCGAACCTGACAAGAATCTGATCGGATTCAATACGCTTCATGTGAATAAGCTTCCCGTTGCTGGTTGGAAACTCATGATAGTCCATAGGCTTGTACGTTAGCCACGGATCTGTTTGACTGTTTTCAGATACGTCAGCCCTACTCCATATAACACCATTAGGTCGCTGGTAAGCACAATCATAAAAACGACGTTCGTATGTTGCCGGCAATACATTAGGTGTCAATGTCATTCTTGATGAATAGATAGGACTTATCTTGTAATCATTGTCCCTATGGATAGATACGTTCTTTTCTTGTGTCCACCAGGCAAAATCACCATGAGCCGGATAAAACCATTCATGAGGCTCTACTCCTTCTAATCGGAAATTGCAGTTTATTTCCGATTCTACGAGGAATTGAGGAATACCATAAGACCACAGATAGAATCTACCATCCACGTATTTCTTAGCCTCGTTCTCACCATTTAAATTATACAAACTTTTTCTGTTTGGATAAAAAGAATACGTTCCTTTGCTTGATGATGTCCAGCTATTAAAACGTTCGTTGTCAGTATGCTCAAGCATATCTTCTCCAGTATCGTAATTAACGAAATACTTGGGAAATCCGACATTTCGGTAATCATTGTAAGCAAATGGTATCATATCCCCTATACCAAAAGCAGTATTATAAAAAAATGGGAATTTCCGTTTCATGGAAAACCTCGATATGTAGGTGTCACCGCCAAACAGCGGTTGTTTCCCTCCTTGGAAGAATCCACATCCTCCGACTGATATCCATTTGATGTCTTCTATAGCTCCATACTGATCGGGCCTGTACCGCATAAGCTTCATATATGGAGAACAGATATAAGACAACATCTTCGTTCTTTCAAAAGATTCTTTAGACCCGGCATCAGAAGCCATGATAACAGGGTCATGGATACGACTTGTATCATATACCTGAGCCTGCATAGGATACGATACGAGATACTTTGAATTTAAGATACTCGTATCAGGATCCTTTTCCCCCGGATCTCCAAAAGACAAGAACATAGAAGATTCTCTATCTATGTTATTTATAAACAAGAAATCTTTTGAAGCGTTTTGGTTATCATCACCCACATCTTCTCCAGTAACCCAAGATGATGTCGTAGACGGGTCGGATATGGGGTACATACCTGATTTAAGACTCTTGGTGTTAGCCAATCCCCTTAATCTGTTTTGTTCGTATGGAGCCGTATCATCGAAGCCCATCATGCTATTATAGTAACCTACAGACGTGTAGTAAAAAGCATGGTTTCTTCTTGGGCCATTGTTTATGAATGTCGTGAGCCAATCATATCTGTACTTACCATACAATACCGGTCTTTTAGCAAGCGTATCAGATATGGTGGCAATCATTGAAGCGAATATCATTGCCATATTGATATTACCTATCACACCTACATACGCAGACGTAGAACGGTTCATAAGCTCTTCCGCTATCTGATAAGCTATGGTGGCCGTAGATTCGATGTTAGCCAACGTAGCCGCCATCTTATATGATTGTTTCCCTAAGATAGTCCATTTGGGATGATCTTCAACCTCATCAAAGTTTCCTACAGACATTCCCCTTATAAAACCTTCTATAGCTACCTCCGTAGGGGTTTCAGGTTTATTGAAATAAATATCAGGAGAACTAAATGCATACCAAACGTTTCCTCTTCTGAAAAATGGGTGGGTTATAAACGATACCCTTTTTTCAGTTGCGTAATTAAAAGAGTCATCCGATAAATCATTATACGGATAATTAGGATACAGATTAAGATTCGAGTTTTGACCTGAATACCTGTACATATCGTAAGCTATTCCGGTAGCTATAACAGAACGATTAAGACGTCTGTCACCTCTATATATCTCATAGCCTGTAACCATATCTCGCTGCTCTTTGGTTATCAATCCGGAATCTACAGCAAAATCAAGGAAGACGTTAATCATATCCTCGTCTACTAATATTCCTATAGGATAAATATCGGAAGGAACATCATAAGACCTAACATCCCGGTTCATGAAAAGCATATGATCGTTGTCCGGGAACTTATAATGCCGGATAGGTTGTTGGCAAAAGACGGTACTGGTATCTACCGTACCATATTTATGACCTTTAAAAGACATCATTCCCTTGTCATCCGTAGAAGGGGAACCGTAGTATTCAGTAAGCTTGGATACGATATTGTCGTAAGCTTTCTTGGAATTGCCTTCATAACCATGATCACTTATCTTAACCTTACTGCTGTCATACAGTTCAAAATTAGCAGGATACTTCTCAGACGATTCCCAGTAAGCGAAATCACCGTACTTGTATTTCCTTGGAGCACAGTTTATGGGACGATCCCCGCATATTGTACACTGGCTGGCGTATTCCACTGTGGCCCTTAACGATATTTCTTTTGCCCGTACATTTATCCTGTCTATTTCCTTTTCTCTGATACCAAAAATATAGGGGTATATAGTTTTACCAAGGACGTAAGATGTGCCTACCAAACCTCTTGACGGTTTCTTACTGTTCCCCTCTTCCCCATCGTCTTTGACCTTACAGAAATCAATTTGTCGGACGGTAAAAATCCAAGGGCATGATACGATAGGGCAGTCTATGGCTACATACAATCCATCAGGGTACTTATCGAAGAAAGATTCGCCTATGTGCCCAAAATAAGGACGGGATGCTCCAACAATAACATAATTATCGCCTTCATCCATGACCTTCTCCCAATCAAAGTTGAGATCATCCTTATCTATCTTCCTATTGCTTCCCTTGTATCTTGGATCTAATGATTTCCAGAAAGAAAGACGGACATATTGTGTGGACACAGCATCCATAAGACCATCTATTTTACCCAAAGATTCCAGATAAAGAACTTTGTCCTTGGCCAGGAAATCAGGATCATCCCATTCTTTAGGTCTTGTAATATGAAGGAAACGGGCGTTACGAAGCACGCATTTCGTAAACCTCCATACCAACAACTCTGATGTAAACATCGTAGAACCTTTAACATTTCCAGGAATAAGAGCGCCTACGTTATTGTCAGCTGAATTAGCATAAGAGTCCCAGGTCCATCCATCTCCGTAATCTCCTTCTGGAACGTAACCGGTATCAAGGAAATTATATGAATAATCATCTATCTTCTTCTCTATCTCAGGCCAGGTGTCCCTTATCAGGGCTCCAGGCGCTATCCTTGACCTGTAGGCGTCGTTGTGGATAGTGCTCGAAGAACGTCCAGCACGCCAATCTGGGAGGCATCTTCCATTAAAACAAACCTTCCCCTCTTCATCTTCTTTATCGTTATTCCACACATCATTCATAAGAAGGTATGCTCCAAGAAGTGTAGAAGATGACTGGAATGAGTTATAATCGCTTCTGGCAACAGTAGGATTAAGACAAGGCTCTTCTATAAAACATCCGCAAGTACACGGCATAGAATCCAGAACATAAATAGCTTCGGCTATAGACTGTAATATAACAGACGGTTGTAACAGAGAATCGTAAACAGCGCACGCCTTGGTTCCGTCATCACCCGACCAGTATCCAGCCCAATGACCGCCATCTTCGTCATCGGCAAAGAAATACTTGTCCATGAACTCTATCATTTGCTCCTGTAGTTCCCAGTTAAATAACACAGAATACTTATCCTGCTTTTCACCGCCGGTAGTATATAGGTAGTCGGTAGATACGTGTTCCATATCCTCAAGCTCCTTATACGTATATTCTTCACGGAAACCCACAATACGATCTACCGGAGCTGTAATAAGCGAATACTGGCGGTGAGCATCAGTACACTCGGCTCCAAACTCAGGAGCCGTAATACCATCTATGGCTTCTTTTTGCTCCTCCGTATTAGGATCGTCAGGATCTCCGTAGCTGTTGAATATATCGCATATTTCATTGGCAGCCGCATTATTAGGTTCTTCTGTAGCGGTATTACATGCGATGTCTTTTATATTAGATGAAAAATAATTAATCACCTCATCTATTATAATCTGACTTCTGAATGTAAAACTAACGTTCGTATAAGTTTTAAAATCATTTTGCAATGTTATGGTTTGACCGATAGTAGCCGGATTCTTACATTCTTCTTGTCCGGTTTCTTCATCATCAAAATCCTTCGGATATCCTGCCGTATTATAATACTGCCACTTAAATTTACGCTCTTGCCCTGAACAAGGTGGAGCATATTGGTTTATGGACTTATATACCCTATCGGTATCCTTATTTTCTATTTCTGCCGCAGCATCTTTATAAGGGGGAGGTATTAACACAAATGCTGGAGTTTTGTAACCGTTGGAGCACTTGAAAGAAATAGCAAACGGATATACTTCATTTCTCATATACCCCACATACAATGAACAGGCATTACCGTCCTTATACAGATCTTCGTGGGCTACCGATGCCTGCCATTGAAGGAAGTGTCCCATGAGGGAAACTACAGGCTGTAAATTCCATTCTTTTTCCGCCGTAAGACCATATTGGAGAAGACGATTCCCGACAGCTACAATCCCCCTTGATGTGTTATATACAGGTTTTTTTAAGGATATGTGTTCGAATGTCGTACGTTTGTTATTAAGATCCGAATAATACAATATAGTCTTTTCTGATACAGGATGAATACCTTCTACAAAATAGTCGACAACCGGTTGGGTTTCTCCGTTGTATCCTACTGTGTTTTGAATGATAACAACCTTAAAATACTCAACTTGACGATCTATGTTAGATACGACAAACCTAATACCTAAATTAGTACGTTCTCCCCATTTGCCATCTTTTTGAGTAATATACTGTTCATCGAATATAGGTACAGGATTAGTAGGATTAGAATAACTTCCAAGCTCGTTTCCAAACTCGTCACAAGGAGCCACAGTAGCCTGATAGACGCCTGAGCGTAGGCTGCCCCCGTACTCTATCTGAGCCGGCTCTATGCACATGGGTTTGAGTAGCGGAAACACCCTAAGTTTCTCACATGCCAGAAAACAACCATTCTCCTGCATGAACTTTTTCCTATCGTATTCTTTATCGCATATCTTATACCCATGATAATGATACCATATATCACCTTCATCATCAGGAGTCAGAGCCTTGTCTACAATAACATACCTGGGAGGATTATAATCGTCAGTCCAGTAAATACATTTTCCACATTTCTCTGTCTTTATTTCTATGGTTTTTATAGGATGGTAGATAGAGAACTTAAGGCACGGATCTTGCTCGTTGTCTTCAAGCAAAGTTTTCATGCCAGAACACAACGACTCCGATCCTTCTACCATAGATTCTATATCAGAATCAGATAAGATACTTGTATCGGATTCAGGCTTGAAATAAGTTATTTTAGATACGCCTGTTTCAGGATTTGTTATAAAAAAATAGATATTGCCTGAAGTAAGATCATTCTTGTAACCAATAACTTTAAACCCATCGAAATCAATGCATTTAAGATTACTATGCTCGTTAGATCTCATCCCAACATTACCATCCTCGGATTCGATGTTGGCATTCAAGGCAAACGTATAATGCTGATCCGTAAGACTCGACGGATGCAGATCGCGATTCATACCTGTTTGAGGAACCGCTATGTTTCTGTTATCTTCTGATGCCATCTTTGTAACTGTTTGTCACAAAGATAGCAAAAGAGATTTAATCATGGGCTTTCAAAGTGAGCGTAAAATGGCAGATAATCACCCTGTCTTATATCTTTTACCCCTAATCAACACAGTGCCATCACCGCCGTTACCGTAAGTACCACAACCGCCACCACCGTAACCGCCACTTTTTCTATTGCCATTTCCAGTTCCGCATCCTTTGTCGTAATCGGATTCTCCACCCATGCCCCCATTTATATTTCTGTCTGAACCACCACCTCCGGCATTTCGTTTCCCAGTAGGTTCGCCAAAATCGCGGGTTGTATACCATTGACCCTTTCCTCCGCCATATAGGGAACCAGCTGGATAGAGAGAGCCATTTTCATTGCGGCTGCCGATTCCGTTAGATCCATCAGAACCCGCGTTAGCCGTATCTGGATCATCTCCTGCTCCGCCACTTCCGCCGTTGCCACCAGTATATGCTCCGGCATTACTTCCGCCTGGATGACCATTACCCGCACCATTTCCGCCATTAGCTCTATAACTTGAATTTAAGAATTGAGAGTATCCACCGTTGGGGGCAACTTCAGAATACCCTCCAATTCCTCCTTTCCCAACTGTTATCGGAATTGACTGACCCGGTGCAACAGAGATAGCATCACCGTCTCTCCATCCGGATGTATCTTTTTTGAAGGTTTTAGTATAGCCGCCACCTCCACCGCTTCCATTATGTCCTGCACCCCCTCCTCCGACAAGAAACACATCAACCTCCCTACATCCTTTAGGTACGATCCAGGTATAATTCCCGGCTGGATAAAACCTTATAAGAAAGTCTTCAAGCTCCATGTCTTTATATTCGAATCTCCTCCTCATAATTTACACAAATATATAAAAAGAATCATTGTGATATATACTACTCTCTGTTGCAGAAGTAATACAATCAACATCTTCATCTGCATTATTAATAAGATCTCTCATTCCATCGTATCTATTAGAAAACATAAAAACGTACCTATGGTCATTTATCTGAAACTTGTATATAATACCCTGTTGTTCACTTGCAGGATACGGGTCAAATCTAATCCATATTGTCATTGGTTCGTAACCGGTAGAAGTGCTTGAAAACGAAAAAGAAACTGAACTATGAGTATGAATATTAAAGGCCGTTCCTTCTCTAAGTTGATTCAGTACACTATTTATCTTATCCTGGCTAATTGTATCGGATTTGACTTTATTCATTAAATTAAATAATCTGATTCTATCTCCAGGTTCTATTTCTGTTTTTACGCAATGATAAATAGCTCCATTACCAGATCTTTGTTCTTCAAAATATCTTCTCCTACTCATAATGATACTCCTTTCTATAATAACCGAGGAAACTAAACCCTTCCGACTCCTTCCTCAAAACATCATGCCGATTCCAATACTTTTCTAAGTCGAAAGCCTCTCTTTCGAATACGATATTATGATATGCCTTATCATGATCGCGATATATGCACAACCTAATCAGGTACTCAATTAAATACCATGAATAGTATAAAAATATCGGAATAAGAGACAGCCACAGCGTCCACCATCCTACATTACCGAATAAGAGACACAATCCTATTGTAAGCAAAGATACGAACATACCAAAATAAAATAATGTATGGTACTGATTGCAATGTGCTTCCTCATGATATTCGGTTCTCAATGATACAGCATCGCTTTCGGTAAATACGGCTCCAAATAACATAATTGTTTTGTAGCCGTCAATGAACGTAAATAACTTAGCTATTTTTGATTTATAATATATTTTCATTTCCAAAAAATATTTTATACCAATTGTACAAAGTCAAAAACTCAATAGGAGAATTAACTCCATCCCATTCCCATTTTTCGAGATAAGATCTTAACTTGCTTTTATCAACGTCTTCACCCCCTCTAAGAAAAACAAGATGCGGCATAAATAGCTCTCCCCCTTCCAGAGACTTGTTAAACTTACTAACCAGCCTCTTTCTGAACTTAGGACCGTACCATGATTTTTCATTTGTGGACCCAAGGCAATAGTAAGAATTGTTTTTAGCCTTAATACCAAACCATTTACATACATATGGATGATATACCCTATCTGCTAAAAATATAAATAGCTTATACCATAGGCAGTGCCAGAATGTACTACACTCGCCTCCGAACTTCTTAAACGCCCATCTGAACCCTCCTGAAAAATACCAGTTGTTGGCCCCTCTCTTAACCTTAACTTTGTATTTAAGATTCTTATTCCGGTTACTAACCCTATCCCACGGCTTGACCTTATCGGTATCCATATCAGGAAGGAATGTCCAATGATGAAGCAAGGCACTGTAATAAGGATTGTATATCTTGTGTCTGTTCCTAATAACGTACTCAAAAATATCGTATCCTACTTGCCTGGCTTCTTCAAATCCTTTTTCTGACAAGAAAGCTAATATAGGAGCCAGATTCCAGATCTGATCTTGTGAAGTGAATGGAGAGAAGCATGGATCTTCGTCTTTTAACTCTATACCATTAGTGTACCCGGAACTTATTTTGGTAAGACCGAATTTGCTTGCATCTTCGCTATGGATATCGTCTCTTAAGAAAAATCCTTTTTCGAATTTGAAATAAATACCTTTATTGTTATTAAAAAATAGATCATAAGTAGTATCGGCAAGACGGGTAAGCACCAGTATGGCATTACGAACATCATCTTTTGTCTTGTAACCAAGAATCATTTCCGTATATACAAGCTGAAGATACTGGGCCAGGTTAATGGTTCCGTCGCCGACCCAGCCTACCCCGTTCTTCACCGACGACAGTGGGATGCACGAGGCCTGCTCTGTGTAGCTGGAATCATAAACGAAATCCCGGTAAAACACCTCCTTAATCCTATTGTATTTATCCCAAAGACTTTCCATCACCTTAACCTATAACAATAACACAATCACGCTTTTCCTTATTATAAACCATCGTACCCATCTTAGTGTACAAACCTTTTATATTTTGGTAATTGGTTTCACCATGAGCCGAAACGTTGGTAGTGATGCTGTCGGAGTAAACCTCCTCGCCACCTTCGTTAATGAAGTTAAATCCTTGTTTAACCATCTCTCCTCCAAGGTAGGCTGTAAAAGACACAACGACATTTCCTCGCCCTCTATTCCCATACCAATTACCATAGATATCGGCATTGATATTAGGCTCAGACTCGTCCATGCCCGGCGCTGATAGCAAGGCCTTCATCTTAATAAGTGCCCCTTCGAGTCCTGACTGCATGTTATCACCACCATAAATAAGGTAATCACCTACCTGTTGTTGGGTAGTAGCCCACTGCTTACTCCATCCAACGTATTTATTATCTACATCCGAGATGCCTGTATTGGTGAACCCAGTTGCAGTATCAAAATCAGAACCGTCTTCTGATTCCCATCCGTATCTAAGAACAAGATAATCGAACTCAGGAATTACAACGACCTGCTCTCCGGCAGCTTGTGTGATTGTAACGTTCTTACTCTCTCCACCAGCCGTTACCTTAGCTACGCCTCTACGATCTTCAGCTACCGGATTAGGGCCGGCTGTGAAGATAATATTTGCCGGTCCTACGCCTCTCATTTTGTCGGCAGTTACTATTTCGCTTGCACTAACTTCTAACATTTTGTTTATTTTTTTAATATTTCGAATACGTATATCCAACTCGACAAAAATACTATTGGGCAGTACATTGTCTCTACCAAACTTGCATCTCCTTTAAATTGCCTGATTGACCAAACAATCATAGATGCAATAACGCCAGACAAGTATATAAATAAAACTACCTCAATCATACCATTTTAAGTATATCGTCAATAACTGGATACGCCTTAGTATATATCTCAAACTCAGCACGGCGCCGCCTAAGAGGTTCGTACATGCCTTTTAATGTCATACCCATCATCTTAAGTTCGGTCTTAGCATTTTTCAGCTTAACCAAATCTTGCTGTGCATACAACTTGAACAAATCGGCAGCCCCTTGTGCTTCTCCATTATACATCAGTTCCTCAAAGAATCTCATCTTTACAAAATTATCTACATAATCCAATACCAGACCTTGAGGCGTATCTGGTATAATTATATTAGATTCTCCGTCAAAGGGAAGAGACCGGTACTGCATGTAAATAGGTCCATCGAAATTAGCATACAGGAATCCGTTTACGATATTTATCTCATACGGACTATCCTTTATTGCTTTATTCCGGCATCTACTCAAACAAGAATCACGAAGCATAGGCTTGGCAAGACCTAACATTACTGGCCGGTCATAATAGCAACGAACTTCATGATCGCGATCGTGGGTGTTGATATAAAATTTTTCAACTATCACCTTCTCGCATTCTTCTTTACAACATTCATCGCAAGAACACCACCTATAACTTCTTTCAGTGCGTTCTTTCCAGGCTATTGTATTTTGAAGTTCTGGTATCACCTTATCACCTTCCGGCACCTCATATCCTTTAAAATCGCATTTGAAAGCCAGAATAAGATCAAAGTAATCACCAGGCATACGGGCCTGCCCTCGCTTGACATCCACTACCGCTTCTTTGCGCATAGTAATATCACCTCCAAACTTCTTCAGGGCAATTTCTACCCATTTGTAGATGGATACCTCATCTATCAGATCACGCTTGTCAAATGATCTTAAAGACGATTTTAACTCTATGATATAATTTTCGACTGTCATCTCTTAAAAAAAATGGAGGACAGGAAACAAACCTGACCTCCACAAAGATATGAATAATATGTATAACGTCCTATTTTGAAGATTCAAAAGTTATGGCCTTCAAACTTGCCATACTTCAAGAAAAGGCTCCTACACTTTTCCTTTATCCCCTTAAGTGTGACTTCATATCCGGCACCAGTCATGTAGATGGTTTGCTGATTAACTCTTTCCCCGGAATATTTGTCAACAAAATATGATCTATACACACCAAACTTATTTTTGACAATATCACTGTACAGCTCCCATCTACCCTGCCCATTTCTGAACATGAACTTGACTTCCTCAAGAAACAAACGAAGATTCTTTTCTGCGATGATGATTCCATTCTGCTCAAGCTTCTTCGCCACATCTCTGATTAGCCACATATTTTCATGATCAACCTTCTTAAATGACTCTGCAAACTCCACATCGGGACGCTGCTCTTCTATGGTCTTAATCGCCTGCTGTCTCTCCGCCTCTGCTTGTGCTCTCTCGGCTATGGCTCTATTCTTAGCATCAATCTCATCAGCTAATGCTCTTAATGCAGATGGATAGTCTTTCGGTGTTATAGAATAGGAACCGGTTTTTCTTATAGAGGGTAGGACTTCAGATGTTACCCATTTCTTGAATTTTTTAGCAAAATCCATCTTTGATCCAAAAATTAGGCTATACAGTCCAGACTCATTGATTATCAGTATTTTAGTGTTTGGAGTGTAGGGGTGGAACGTTTCGTTCCACCCTTGAGTATCAGGTACTTTCATTATTAGTCTATCATCTTCATCAACGTGATCCCTTATCGCTTTTCTCGGATTAGTGTACCCTAAAAATGAAGCTATAGGAGATCCTATAAAATACGGTTCTTCGTCAATAATAATAATTTTTAGCTCTCCAAAATCTGAATTTTTGAAAGATGATACGGTTTTAACCTCTTTGCTAAATTCCATTTCGTTGGATTCCGACGTCAAAATAATGTTACTGTTCTTCGCATTGTTTTGAAAATTGCTTACATTTGTTCCCATAATAGGAATTTTACTTTTTATATCCGCCAGCCTGAGAAGGTAGACGGATATGCAAATATAGCGATTAACCTATATCAATAAAGGGTAATCGCTATATTTTTTTACATGTTCCTATGATTGAGTTCTCGATCTTCGAAAACTCTCTTAATCTGGAAATCTTTAAACACTCTTCTTTTAGCAAGTATTTCATTATACATAAATCGGTATCTTCGTCCTTTATTCATTTTAACCCTTAACTTCTTTTTCAAGCTATCTTGTATTACAAAATGGTAATATCTTTTAGAGTCTGCGAAATCCATAGCCAGGTGGTTGTAGAGGTAGCCGTTGGTTCCGAGCCTGCTCACGATGTCCAGGTCCCGCCTGACGGCAAAGCGCTGCCCCGGTATAAGTACATGGCATAAGTATCCTACGTTATCTACGTAAACACCGGCATCAGCTTCCACATAATGTTCTGATACGGTTTTCCATATAATAGATAACAGCCTTAAAACCTCCCCTCTGTCTCTTATCATGCCTTTCTTAAAACCATTCTTTCTCTTCATAAGACGATGGTAGTAGGCTACAAAATACGGTGATTGTATCGATGTTCTTTTCATGTCACTAAGTTTATATAAAAATGGGTCTTGGTTTCACAACTAAGACCCAAATAAAGATAAATAATATTTTGTTATTGAACAATTTGACTTTTCTGATTGGAATCAAGATTCGGATTTTCATCGACAGGAATCTGTAGCCTGAACGCTACTTCCTTTATCGTCTCTGCTACCACATACTCAATTAGCTTGATAGGACAGATAAATTCGTATTCCCATTCAGACTCGCACCCTTTAGGTGTAGGATCGCAGGCCATTAATTCCAGCGCCTTCTTTCTTCTTGTTGTAAAGAACTCTACGTTAATAAGCTCTATATGAAAATCCGGTATATAAACATAGTCGTTTTCTACATAATAAAAAGGACGCCGTTCTTTAACGTATTTAGCATACGGTCTTTTTTGTTCATTGCGATACGACTTTATTTCAGCGAACTTAAAAAATATAGTGTTATCTACGTTAGTCACCTTAGTAATAGCCGGTCTAAGGGCAGAATAAAGAAGTCCTGGAAGTTTATGTTTTGACCGCATAAGTGTATTACACAACGCAAATTCGGCATCGCAGCAAACTATTTTATCAACTTCAATCATCTCCAGACAAGTAACGTAAGTCAGGAGCCGGTGGTCGCCAAGTAACGTCCCGTCATCCCACCTCTGGGCTGTATAAGATTCGGCTTTAGTTCTACCGATATTCAATATCCATCTCCGACTAACATGCGAATCTTTGTCAAGGGCATGAATACCGTTTACGACTCTTGATACAAATTCACCATTAGTGATCATGCTCCCCTCCTTTCTTTTGCTCTTGATTCTCTTGATTTAGCATTCAAGATCCTCATATAAATCTCTCTTTCACTCATGCCGGATATGGTTTTTATAGCATCATCCAACATAACTTTCGTATATAAAGGTTTAGGGAATCCTTTTATCTTAACCGGATCAGGAACTAACTTAGCCTTCCGATATTCATAAAATTTCTTAGAAGTTACATTAAGATAAGAAACAGCCTCTTCTCCGGTATAGTACTTAGCCGGATTAGCAAGCTGCATCCATGTTTCCAAATCATTGGCTGTAAGATGATCGCATTCGCCATTCAAAAACATCTCCTTTATCTTATCGCATACCGCCGCACCACTTTTACGCAGCGTCTCTGTCAGAATTTCCTTCATTTTCAAAACATCCTGTTTTAAATCTTAAAACAATAGAGGCAATGATTATCAAAAGAGTAACAGCCATAACAGACCACACTACGATATTGTGTTCAATAGGCATCTCAATATTAACCGTAACCCATTCTACACAGATATTAAAAATCATGCTATAGATCAATAACCTATGCCATATACAAAACCTGAACATTCTTGAAAAAGCCAAGAGAAATAGGTCCCATGATAGAGAATGACCTAATATCGGATACAGCCAATTAGTGATACTAAAAGGATAAAACTCATCAAAAATGCTGGCTAACATAATAACCTGCATCAACACAGGATAATACTTCACAAACGTCACACAGACATTCCCCTGTCCTTTGCTAATAAACTTGTTGCTCATAATATGTTGTTGTTATGTTATTAAAATGGGGAAGGCGATCAGCACCTTCCCCTGGTTTTCAATCACTTTTTAGTGCTCGTCTTCTTTCTTTTCATCTTACCGCCAACACTACCGCCTTGACGCATTTTGGGTTTGTCCTTTTTATCAACTTCCCCACCCTGACGAGCTTTCTTTTTACAAGCCATGATACTAAAAATTTAAAATTGAATGATGTGCAATATTAATCATTTTTATTCTAATAGACAATACTTAAAACACAATATTATAATCTAAAATATTCAAGGGGAGAGAACTAAATTCCCTCCCCTTGCTAATTATGCTGGATTAAGATCCATTTGAGAATAAGCGTATTTCAAAGTACCATTTTCATCACCACACTCAGCTCCATCTACGATAAAGTTGTAAGAAGCAGGAGATTCATTATATACATTGAAAACACCACCTTTCTTGGAGATATTTTGTTTTTCATACTGCCTAACAGTAGCGGTCTTATACACTTTGCCTTCGTAAGACACGTTTATAGTTCGTATATACCATGTAGTATATCCATTCTCATCTCCAGAATGAACATATCCGGCTAATATTCCTCCATTAACGGCCCCGAAATACGAACAAGAGCTTCCGGATTGTCTTCTCTGGGTTGTTGTTCCGATGCTTATAGTAGCTCCAGATATCTCACGATAATTAGCATCCACCACCTTAATATCACAGGTGTAGATTCGGATATTTCCATTTTCATCACCAGTCCATTCGAATCCGGCAATACACTTACCGGCGCCAGGGTTATAAGAAACATTATCCCTCCTATATGTAGCCCAAGAGCCGTTTTTCAATGTAATATGCGCCGGAACAGGCTTAGCCTCTGCCTTGCCTTCTTGGTTGACTGTTATGTTAACAGTCTTCCCAGACTCATTTTGCTTCAATGTCACAGTGCCACTTCTGGAAGATGAAGAGCTGTTTGCGGATGAGATTATTACAAATGAATAATCATAACCTGACAAAACAGGACAACTTACTCCTGATGGTTTTTCTGTAACTTCTGTAACCCAACTTGGCTTAGATAATACAGTGTATCCTATCTTACTTCCATTCTTTTTACTTTTTAATTGAATACATAAATATGAGTTATTTGCACCTCCATTTGCATCGGCATTCCAAGTGCTTTGGTTGGCACTAAACTCATAAGTGGCAGCAACAGCCTGTGTAATGTTAACGTTAACAGTTTTCCCTGATTCATTTTGGACGAAAGTAATAGTACCGGAACGAGAAGAAGAGGAAGAGTTAGCTGTCATAGTAATTTTAGCAAGCATACTCGTAGATGTCTGGCCTCCATAATCTACAGAACACCAATCAGGCTTAGATTGCACACTATATCCAATATACGATCCACTTTTGGTACTTGTAATAGTATATTGTATAGTTTGTGCTTCACCTGATCCAGACCATACTTTACCAGTTGTTCCATCTACAAACTCAAAGACATATGGCGCATATCCGCATTTTCCAACTTCATATTCGTATTTGTAGTCGGCATTACCACAATCATCATAACGAACGTATTTAACTTGATCATTCTTACATCCATTTTCTCGCCAAGAACCGTAAGATCCGCAATTACAGCAATTCCTACAACTTACAGAATATTGACGATCTATGCTACCAGAGCAGCTATCACGATAAGCATCATACTGAGTATGACCTACGCAATCTCCTGTTCCGTAATAAGACCAGTCTGTACAAGATTCTCCACCTCCATTAACCCATCTTGTGTTGTTGTAAGAAGAAGAACATGGATTGGTGTCACGTTGTTGCTTCTGAGACGTACAACCGTCGCAACGGGTTCTTCCGGTATCAGACCAAGAAGGTGTTGTGCTATCAGCTACGCAATCACCGTTTTTGTTAGCTACTGCCTGACCTTGGGAATTTACAGCATCTTGAGCCTTCTTATTAGCATCAGCTTGACTGATATTGGACGTAAATGGACCACCTACCTGATCTTGTGTTACGGTAACAGAAGAACCATGCTGGCAGCTTCCGCAATTGTTTCTGGTGAAGACTTTACTTGCCTTACCGGTCCAGGTACAAGTTCCCTGCGCGTCAGCAAGAGCCTGACCCTGCTGTTCGACGGCAGCCTGAGCCTTGCTATTTGCGTCTTCCTGACTTACGGTAGACGTAAAAGGACCGCCGGTTACATCATCCTGATCTATGGTAACCTTAGATCCGACACCGCCGCCAGCACACTGTTTTGTAAATTCCTTGCTATATGTTCCGGTCCAGGTACATACCTTATCTCCACCTTCTACCCAGCGTTCATTTTCTCCACCATAGCATTCGTTGGTATTAACCTGTTTTTTATAAGATTTACCACCTTCACATTTGGTTTCGAGCGGTTCCGAATCTACCCATACAGGGTCGGTGTTATCTGTTTCACACGTTCCGTTCTTATTAACATAAGCCTGACCTTGGGCTTCTACGGCTTCCTGAGCTAATCTATTTGCCTCTTCCTGGCTTTCATTAGAATAGAACGGTCCACCTACCATGTCTTGTGTTACGCTCATCGGAACACCATGTTGACATGATCCGCAATTGTCTTTCGTAAATTCCTTACTATATACGCCTACAAACCTACATTTACCTTTTTGGTTAGCAATATTCTGTCCTTGAGCCTTAACAGCTTCCTTGGCCTTATTATCAGCATCTTCTTGACTTACGAAAGAAATAAAAGGATTGCCTTCAACATCAGCTTCACTTACTTCTACTTCCGTTCCTGAATCCGGTATCTCACAATCGTTTTTCTGGAACGTTTCTGTATAATGGCCGGTCCAGCTACAAACCTTATTTCCGCCATCTACCCAACGTTCTTGATTGTGAGTTTCAGAACATTCGTTGGTATCACGTTGCTTTTTCTGAGACTTACCTTCATTACATCTAAGTTCTTCCGGTTCTACGTCCTCCCATACAGGATCGGTGCTTAATGGTGTACAAGTTCCGTTCTTATTAACATAAGCCTGACCGCCTTCTTCTACAATCCTACGAGCTTCTGCGTCTGCTGCATCCTGGCTTTCTGTTGATGTAACAGGGCTTCCATTTACCATCTCAGCCGTAACCTCCATCTCTACACCTTTATGACAAGCCTCGCATTCTGGAACGAATCTCTTACTGTAATGACCGGCATAGACCGTCATATTCTCACAATTACCCTTACTGTTAGCAACAGCCTGTCCTTGTTCTTTGACAGCAGCTTGAGCCTTGTTATTGGCATCATCTTGACTTACGGTAGATGTGAAAGGAGCACCAACAACATCTTGTTCGGTTACGGTAATCTTAGACCCCACCTGGCCTTCATCGCAATCGTTTTTAGTAAATTCTTCACTGTATTTACCAGTCCACGTACAATGGCCGTCCCGGTTGGCTATGGCCTGGCCCTGCTGCTCGACGGCAGCCTGAGCGAGCGCGTTAGCCGCCTCCTGGCTTTCGTATGAAGTAAAAGGACCACCAGTTACATCGTCTTGGTCTACCGTTACCTGCGAACCTACGCCTTCTCCTTCACAATTGTCTTTTGTGAATACCTTGCTATATACACCAACAAATTGGTTTTTATCTATGCAAGTACCTTTCTTATTTGCAAGATCTTGTTTCTGTTCTTCCATAGCGGCCTCAGCCAGCGCATTAGCTGCCTCCTGGCTTTCCCTTGATACAAAAGCATCTGGGTATCCGGCAAGATCCTTTTCAGTCAAATCAACGAAGCTTCCGGTCTGAGATTCGGCATCGCAATCATTTTTCTGAACACGAGCCGAAGCCTTTCCTATAAAATAATTAGGATCCTCAATGCATTCACCATTAAGGTTGGCTTGTTCTTGGCCGTTTCTCTCTATATCATCAAGAGCTTTCTTATCAGCATCTTCTTGACTTACGTCTGATGTGTATTTACCGGCTTCTACTGTGTAAGTATAAGGTGCTCCGATAAATCCATCTTCACAGTCATTTTTATAAAATACTTTTGACTTCTCTACGTTATACCATAAATTTGTTTCACATGTACCATGCTCATTAGCATAACCTGGACCTTCAGCTTCCAAGGCATCCAAAGCCTTCTGATTAGCATCCTCCTTAGAAACAGAAGAAGAGAAGCGGCCGGCTTCTACAACGTACTCTACCATAGATCCAACTTCAGTCACCTCACAATCTGTCTTTTGGAACATCTTGGATTTCCTGTCGTTGTACCATTTTATGGTATTGCAAGTACCATGAGAATTAGCATAGTCTTGACCTTTGGCATTCAACTCAGCTTCAGCCTTACGGTCGGCATCTTCTTGGCTTATGGTAGAAGAAAATTGCCCGGCTTCGATTGTCATCGTAACCAAACTTCCTTCTTCGGTATCAGGATCGCAATCGTTCTTTCTAAACGACTTTGATTTCTTGACATTGTACCATAATATGGTTATACAACGACCATGCTCATTAACCCAGTTCTGACCATTTTGTTCAATGTCTTTCATAGCCTTGTCATCAGCATCAGACTGAGATATGACAGACGTGTATTTTCCGGCCTCAACAACATACTCAAGCTCTTCCCCTTTCTCTGTCTCAGGATTACATCCTTCTTTTGTGAAAAGAGCCGATTGTCTTTTATTTCTATAAACTACCTGTTCTTTTTTTTTATGAACTAACGTACATTCTTCAGATACGCTACCGTCCCTGGAAGACACCCTTATCTTGACACTTCTGTTGGCACCAGTATCATTTTCATCAAAGTAAATATTAACCTTACTGTTAAGACCGCCTTCTTTCTTATCTATGTTCGCCCAACAATTACCTACTTTCATTCGCTAATCCTCCATCTTAAATTTTCGGGATTTGTATTTACGTTGATTACCTCCGGTGATCCATCGGAATCAAGATTAACAACATCCTTGTCCAGGTGAATTTCCACCTTATCCACAGACTCGCATTCAACTATTTCAATAACATAATCTTTTATATTACTTTCTATACTTAACTGCGTGCTTGTTTCATCACCCTCAATTTGTTCAAATTCCTTATCCAATTTAATGTAAGGAACGACCTTTCCAGGCTGATAAATAGGAATCAGTACACCATTTATAGTTATGTTCTCATTAACTTCATTCCCATCCTCATTGCCAGGCATGGAAACAATCATCGAAACCTGGAACGTGTCTTCAAGACCCGGATCACCAGGGAAACCATAATCAAGCCTAATATCATTGACGTCAATATTAAGACCGGAAGCGGTGGTAAATGCTTTTATGACACCCTTTATATCTTTCTCACCCGTAATAAGGGCATTGATCGAAGCGGCGTTGGTAGTAATAAGGATCTGCTTATCTCCACCAGATATAGGGAACTCCAGCCTGCTAACCGAGACTTCTGTGATCTTGACGCCTTTTTGCCTGAAAGTAATAGCTTTCATACTTTCAGTATCGGATTTCTTCACAATTCGGATAGTGATCCTATCTTCCCTTCCTTTCCAAGATGGAGCATCGAAATTCATTTTATCACGACCGACACCTTCCTTCTTGTCCGAGGTAAGCCAAGAACCATCATCCATCTTATATATTTTCTCTCTCGACATAATTATCCTCCCTAATTTAAAGTGTCAACTCCCATTCAACTCCATCATCGACAACCACCTGAACCGTAGCCGTACCTCCTGTAGCTTCAAATGTTATGTCAGTAGGAATAACGTCGAATATCTCTTGTACACCTACACATCCTAAGCCACAGATAATGTCCTTAAACCATTCCTCTTTAGCATATTTTTTAAGAACCTCTTTAAAGAACTCACGAAGCCAATCCGAATCAATGGATTCCTTAAGTATGGTTTCTATTATTTCCTTAAGCCAAGATTCGTGCATTTCCTCTTTCAGAATCTCTTTAATAAGCTCGATAATGGTTTCTTTATCTAACTTATCAGAAGGCACAGAGCCATCAACGAGATTACCCCCACATATAAATCCTTTGCATTTTTCTGCCATTTCTCATCCTCCTAAATTAACAATGGAACCCATAAGAACTATTTGCCTCTTCTCGGTACACGACCCTCACTTCAGCAAATTCATCCTGTTGACACATATCCCGGCAGAACCTAACAGTACGACCCTGGACTTTATACATATCAGAAGGCACGACACCTCCGCAATAAGACACAAGCAAAATCTCTGCCGGATCTTTCTTTAGAACCACATGAGAAGTACCGTCAAATACCTCCATATTAACAGATCCACTTACGTTAATAGCCCTTGAAACGTATTTAGCTAAATTAGCTAAAGCTCTATTTAAAGGCATACCATGATACAAACCAGCTTCTTCTATATTTTCTCCATCGTAGAAAATCTTAGAAGAAGGAATATCGCAATGATGCGGGCGTTCGCACCCACCATGACTGCCAAAACAACCGTTACCTGTTATTGCCATTCTGTAAAATATTTATTTTTTGTTTTAAAAATTCTATTTCCCTATCCTGATATCCCATACGGCATATCATTGCATTGATTAAAGCCGTAAGATCAGATTTCTGAGCCAGACTGAAGTAGCCAGCGTTGATGCCGTCCGCGCAGTACACGCAGTTCGTGCAGGTGTATCCGTCCGGGCATGGTACCGGCGTCTCGTCCACATGTGGAACATATACGTGTTTACCACTTAAGTCCTTACCAATTTGTGCACTCTTTTCCATTTTGAAGTTGTTTTTCAAGTTTTTCAACCCTTTGTTTTAAAAGCGTATTTTCTTCAACCATCCTATCCAAAAACTTATCTATGTTTTCAAAAACCAGTTCTATATTATGCATAACCTCATTATAAGGCATACCTGGAGTTAATTTGGATATGAATGTCTTGCATCCTGTATAATGAATGCAATGATCGCTTAAATGACCATACGGGCAATCGCATTCTTTTGGAAGAATTTCGCAATTGTCCGTACAGTCATTACACGGATCAGACCCGATACAGATATTAGATCTCAGAATATCAGGTCTGTCATCTTTACAAGTGTTACAATTCATGACTTTCTTTTTTTTGGTGCAAGATAATAATTTTCATTCACACCATCACAATGAGAAGTCAATCAATGTATTCCAAGCGGTTAGTGCTGCCTTTAAAAACGTATCCGCATCTGTTTTCTATCTCTACATCGGTAATAGGGAGAATAGCATCTTTGCCATAAGTAAGTTCGCATTTTGAAATAAAATTTACTATACCTTGATAATTACCATGAAATTCCCTTGCGAGTTTCCTGCCGGTAGGAATCCCTTCTTTATTGGTTTCAGGAATACCTATCAAGCACTTTATCCAGTTTGGTTCATTCTTGTTATTGCTTCGTATTTCGTAGTTCACGATATCAAATACAATACCTTCAAGGTTCTTGACATCGATGCTGTCCGCATCCATTTTCTTATCAATACGAATCGTGCTTATTAAATCTCGTAATTTCATGATATTTTCTATTTTTGACATTAATGAATAACTGTCACAGTGTTTTAAAAGACCGAAGTAAGAAGACCAGCTTTCATTTGTAATACACTTCTTCGCGTCTTTGGCTACCCTCTTCCTTATTGTCACATAACCTTTATTGTGTTCAGATACGCCTTTGTTATTACGGTGGAAAACATACCCGCAAAAATCAAGAGGTCTATCCATGTCTGTTATAATACAAGTATGCCTTTTAGATCTTATCTTAAGCTCATACCACCAATAATTCTTAATCCTCCATTTGGCAGTATTAGCATCCTCCTTAGTATAGAAAGCAAGGAAATTATCGTCGGCATATCTCAATGAAAAAGGAGCTATTCTCTTTGCGAGATCATCAAAATCTTTCATAAGGAGATGATGAATGAAAGGGCTTGTAGGGGTTCCTATAGGTAACTCTCCAGATACGAAACTTACGTCTATTACAAAATCTATAAACTTTTTATTTGAAATAAAGTTCTTAAGTACTTTTCTAAATACTTTGTCTTTTACATGGTTATAACATTTACGTTGATCTATAACCAGGCAATACTTCAAATCAAGTCTATCATAATAAACATGCTTTATCTTTTTAATAAGAGACCTTGATTTAGACGATGCTGTTATGCCAAATCCCGGCTTACAATTAAGACCATTCATATTATCCTTCTCATAATACAAAGGACCTAACTTTACTAAAACAAGATGCTGATAGATTCTGGTGGTAAGATCCGGGCTGTTTATTTCACGAACCTTACCATTCTTGTTTTCTTTTACAAGTTTGCGATATTTGATTTTGCTAACATAAGTACCATCTAAATACCATTCATACAATTTTAACGAATTACCATCAAAATCAGAATTGAAATTAACAACATCATTCTTTTTAGAATGGTTTTTAAATGCTGCTTCGCATGCTTCTCTAATATCATCCAAACTTATATCTATATAGTTTGAAACTGATTTCAGTTGTGGGCTAATGACGGGCTTACGACCGTCGCGCATCTCTATCATATTTTTATCATATAACCTCATACGCTTGTCTTTTATTGATTCTCCACTCCTGGGAAAGATTAAAAAGAATATACCCAATTTTTTAGCCCACACAGGGCAAGGCCGCAATTGTTGCGATTCGTATTAGAAGTGGCGTTATTCGCATTCAGATTACGAGGCGAGCAATTGCCATTGTTCGCATTACCGCCGAAACGAGCAGCCAATTCTTTTTAACCTTTTTCTCAACCGTTATTTGCTATTTCAGAGGTCAGATCCCAATGTAAGACTTGTTAGCAGACTAACGGATTTCATTGAATAAATTTTTATTGTTTATAATGTTAACTATCTCTGTTGTCTAATGACATTGCAAATGTATGTATAATATTTTATAGCTACAAAACAATTTGTATTAAATATTTTAAATTTTTGTTTTGTAGCTATAAAATATTATATTAACAAGATACGGCTGCGCCGTGATATAGTATATAAGGCTGCGCCTTATCGCTGCGC